AACGTATCCGTCTTACTCTTAATCCAGTTCCATAAAGCATTCAGTGGTCTGCGGGTATACTTCGTGGTAGCATTGCCATCATCACTTGTAACTGTAGCGCCAACCATAACAGTATCAGCATCTTCAACAGCGTAAGCACTCGTCTCTAGTGTATCTACCAATTCTCCCAAGTCATGCGTATGATCGGCAGGAGAGACACCCTCTACGGCCAACTCTTCGCTTGTCATTTTATCTGCTGTTGCCACATGACCTGTATTATCAACACTGATGCGATATAGTCCAGCCTGTTTTGCTTCGTATACCGGGTGAGTATAATTATTTGCTCCAGCTTCAATACCATCCAGCTTTGCTTTATCAGCCGAGCTCATCAAACCATTATTTTCAGTAGTGGCTACATTAGGGTCGCTTAAACTAGCAAGTTTCTTTTTTTCTTCTGTTGTATAGTCGTTGCTGGACAGGCCAAATCCTTCGATTTTATCTACCTTTGTACCGAGTATAGCCTCAATCGTTTTCCAGAAGTGAACCGCACCCGCTTTGTCTAGCCAACTTTTCTTTTCATCGTTCATCGATATGTGATCGCCTCCTTATAAAATATTTTATCTGCAATGCGTTGTTTATATCAGTCTGCGGAATTTGAATGTAAAAATATCAGCACTCGACGCAGCAGAACTTCCTTTAATTTGCAATGTTAAATTATCACCGCCTCGACCATGACGCAATGTTCTAAGATAAAATAATTGACCATTTCGAGCATGACCTGCACAATGAAGCGATATTTCGTCTGCATCATTGTTATTTGTTTCACTGTTATACCACGTCATAATACCCGAAAAATAATCTCCCCAGATACTTATCGTTGGATTTCCACCATGAAATTGTACAGCGTATGTACCAAATCCAGGAATATCATTCCCTTTAATTCCTGTATCTTGCCAGTCTGTTGTTATAGTAATGCTCTTTGTGATAGTGATAATTTCATCATCCATCTTACTCTTAATCCAGCTCCACAATGCACTTAGTGGCTTGCGGTGATACCCGGCGGCACTCGTATTCATCACAACTTCGTCAGAATCTGTGGGGGGGGGGGGTAAGAACCGTATTGAGGTTGGACGGAATGAACTCACTATTGACACCAATATTCATATTTCCTAAAGCCATAATTCGTACCTCCTTTATACCGCTGTGGTATTAACTTTATACCAACTATCCTATAGTTCGACATTTTCAGAGCCAGCTTTGACAGCACTCCTAATATAAATTCCATTGCCACAACCAAATGCGATTTCTATAGCTCTTGGTCCGCTTCCATCGTCCCAGCCATCAAAACCGATTACGTTATAAAATCCATAACCAGTTGAACCACTTGATGGTAATCCTAAAGCAGTACAGTATTTTATTCCAGTAAGCACGAATTTTCCATAATAGTCAGATGGCTTTGTTGCAGTATTTCTTGTATCGGAAAGCCGCTTTAATTCACAAGCCGATTCATTCCCGCTATTCATTTCTCCTAGTGCCATATAATCCTCCTTATAAAACGAATATTTTACTCGGTTCAGTAGAATTAAAACTCATATAAATCGAGCTAATAGGGTAGGCTTCTACCCCTACGATATTTAAGTCCCCGATTGCCATATTTCGTAATCCTCCTATTTTGTTTATGGAATGTAATAGTATATCAGCATATCTCCACGATTTGTTGGTAGTTCGGTTACCAAGGAGCTCGAAATGGTTAATTTATTTCTATCTAACAATTCGTAGCTAGCACCTTCCTGCCAAGCGCCTGTCATTGCGTGACCTATCGCGATTGCCCCATCTGGTAATGAAATATCAAGAACTGTCCAATTACATTCTCCAGTTTTATTTTTTAATTTTACTCCACTTATAGGAAGGCTTACACATCCGATTTTGTTTTTTAATGCTTCTGCAGAAGCAACTTTTTTAGCAGTATTTTCATTTGTTGAGATCTCTTCAAGTGATAAAACATCTTTGTATGACACTTTTTCACCTAGTTTATTGTCCACCTGTGCCTTGGTATATCCCTCAACAACAGTACCACTGCCGCTATCTGTTTGTCCGCCGCCCTGCACGATATAATACTGAGCTGTAATCTCAGTCGTTGGAACTGATACAGCTCTCAGACGCACATATCCATCAAAGGTCTCCGGGTTCGCAAACTGGGCATAGGAAGCCGTCTTGGCACTGGCCGGTGTCACACTAATAGAAATAACATCTTTTGAGGTGATCCCATCGATGTCAAGGTCAATATACTTTGAATATCGATCCACCGTGTCGTCAGTAAGCTAACTCGTAGTCGGAATAGTCAGTGTGTGGATATTGATCGTATTTGCCTTTATCTTCAACTTCTCGTCAATCTCATTCTGCTGGTAGTATCGCTCATCATGAGTGTGACCATCATCGCTTTTCTTTGAGAGCTTTACATTGATTTCGTCTTCTGTATAATAACGGTCATCGTGGTTGTGTTCTACATTTGCTTTCTTCGCCAGAGCATCACCAACGGCTTTGGCATCGGCAGCGAAATTCTCTTTTGTCAGAGTCTTGTCTACCGCAACAGAATCCAGTTTCAACTTGTCCAGCTCAGTGCGTACATTGGTCAGCCCGGCATCAGCTGATTTTGCAATACTCAGCGCCTCAGAGATCCTTGTACCAGTTACCTTTGCATCAGCAGCACGTCCAGATACAGTCAGTGTCGCATCCACAACAACCTGCGGCGTAGGCAGGGGATTGCCGCTATCATCGACCATGCCACCAGTGATCGCATCAATCTCTTCATTCGTCAGTGCAGCCAGTAGTTCATCTGGGTGCGGGGTATCAATCGTGATATCGCCCGTCTCTCCAGTTGTCACTGTAGTCACACCACCGCCAGCGATTTTGATTTTATCTTGCGCCGTACCGTTCAGAATTAAATTGATATTAACTTCACCATTGACTGCGTTTTTGTCAGCTTCCAGCGTGAATTTTGATGGGTTCAAAAGAATCCAGTCATCGCCACTATAAACATACAAGCTATCTGGGCGCAGGTAGTAAATCTTATTAGACAAAGGAGCCAGCGGAAGCGAGCTTACGATCTCCAAGTCTTTGCTGATTTGAATTCGTCTTGTGCCGATATCTCGATAAGTGCTTCCAGTATCAGTACATACGATCAGTTGGCCGTCAATCACAGGAGCTTGATCCAGCTGAGACTGTGCGACCTCGCGTAATGATAAATTTGCCATACTCAACTCCTTTGCTTAATAAGATTCACCACACAGCGTCATTGCCATGTGGTGAAACAAATCAATTAGCCATCAAGGGATTTCCAGGTGATAGCGCCTTCCAGCACCTGTACACGGCCATCCATGGTGGTGTTCAGACCATCTGCATATGTCTTAGCGGCAGCCAGAGCGTTGTCGGCCTTAGTGGTTGCATCAGCAGCGGCAGTAGAGATCGCCTCACCCTTCGCAGCAGCCAGCTCGTCCTGAGTGGGCTTTGCATCCCACGCCTTGCGCTCGTCAGCAGTAATGTGCTTCACAGCGTCCTTGATATGCTCGTCCAGCTTGTCATTAACAACCTTAACCTTCGCGTCTGCTTCAGCCTTGGTGTAAGCGTCCGGCACTGCAACATACAGACCATCTTCCTCAACGGTAATGCTGTTATTGCCTTTGGTAGACACACGAACACTGACAGAGATCTTATTGTCATCAGAAACAGTGACCTCAGCAGTAGGAGTGACCACACCAACATAGATATCGATCAGAGCGCCAACAGGGATCTTCACGACCTCACCAGTGGTAATAGTCAGTTCGATCTCGTGGGTCTTTGTGTTGTATGTACCGGTCTTCACAACCAGATCCTTGCCCAGATTGATCACCAGCTCATCGCCGCCAAACACAGGCAGTTTAATGGTACGGGTTTCAGCATCATATGTGGGATCATGGGCCAGGCCGCTCATCACAGTGGGAACAGGAGCACCGTTCTTTGCCACACTCAGAGTGCCGGTAGCAGGGGAGTAGGTGACATCCGTAACGAACAGACCTTCCTTGCCCTCGGTTGCGGCGATCTTTGCATTCACATAGTCAGCCACAGCCTTGGTGGTGGGCAGATTGTCATCGCTTGCATCCGCATTTGGAATCTCAGTCACAATAGGGCGATTCAACTGTACGAACTCAGTACCATTCCAGATGTGGAAGGTATAGTCAGTCATACGGATATACAGCAAACCCTGAATCTGACCGCTTGCAGGCAGAGCGCTCACCAGCTTGCAGCTCTTGGTGTATTCATCTGTACCCTTAAAAATCTGGCGTGTGTCTGTAATAAAATACAATGTGTTGGCATCTTTGGTAGTCAGCTTATCATAATTCGCTTTTGTACCATAGCCAAAATTTACATTAGCCATCTTTGCCTCACTTTCTTAAAATTCTTGCCAAACAAAATTTGTCGGCTCAACGTAAAAAGGTTCAATAGAAAAAAGCCCCGTGGCTTCGCTTTGTTGAACGATCCACGGAGCATATTTACCATTTTCGTCTTTCACCATAACGGTTTGACCTGCATAAGTGTCTTCCGTCTCATTTAATTGCTCGTTTGCTTCGGTAACGCTGGCGAAACAACGATTGCGGGGACGAATCTTTTGAACGGATAAGTCATCACGCACATACATGAACTCCGAGGAATCCTTTGTGATAATCATATCCCTGCCGTCCAACATTCCCAGTGCAATCGCAGCTTCTACATCTTCGGCGTTACCATATCCAAGCTTGGAATATTTAGCCTGTGCCATCTTTGCCTCCTTATAAAAGAAGCGGATGGCTTAGAACGGAACCACCCGCAAACTACCGTCTTCAGTTTCGACGCTCTCCTGAGTAATCTTGACCGCACTACCGATTGGCTTACCGTTGGCCAGCAGCTGCAGGGTATGGTCATCGTTGTAGCTCAGGTCATCAGCCTTACAATCCAGAATAGCGTTGTTACGATCACTCAGTGCCTTGATCTGTGCATTCAGTGCGATAATGCGCTGGTCAAGTGCGCCCAGAGCCTCATCAGGAACAATGTCGCTCCAATTCTGGATGGGAACAACAGTGATCACGCCGGGGCCAACTTTGCGCACATGCTGAACAGTCGTGCCATCTGGGTCCATTGTCACATCAACAAATGTCAGTTGGATCTGGATATCGCCAGGCTCATTGGTCAGGTTGGTGTCGATAGGCAGCTTATACTCCAGCTTGTTCTTATAAAGCTCTTCTGATTTCTGCAGAATCTCTGTCTTATATCGCTTGCTGATTGGCAGAACGTACTCAAGCATCACGGTGAATTCACTCATGTCAACATCCTTGTATGTAGTGTCAGCCAGAAAGTGGAGAGTATCCACCTGCTTACTGCGCTCCATAATGCGTTCCCGCTTGCTTACGGTCAGTGTATTATCCTCATTGATCAAAAAGGTATACATATTACACCTCCTTCCTGATGATATACAGATACTCGTCCTTTGAGATTTTGTGTCCGGCAAACAGATTGTCCAAGAGCTTGTCCTGAATCATTCCGTCATTGTACAGCCGATGCATACTCTCAACGAACTCGCTATACTTCCTCTCGTCACTCATAGCAGCCCTCCTTGAATCAAACTCAAAGTGTAAGCATCAATAATAGCCTCAGGCGTTTTACCACCCAAGGCTTTCAACTGCTCATATTCATACAGGTCAATTTCCTGCAGTTCCACGGTGTCATACTCTGGGCATGGGATGAGATAATACCCATCCACATGCCAGATATGATTGCCGTCACTGCTGATAATTCCCTGTGCATCATCCTCCACGCAGTTCACCATAATGTCGTGCTTGGGCTGATACTTTACAAAGCGCAGGTGGTCAAGAGCATCGATCACCCGGCCATTTTTCAATACCTTATAGTACACTCTCAACACCTCCTTAAACGCTGAACATCAGGCGGATACCCTGTTCGTTATTTGCAGGGGTAAATCCGTAATATTCACCAGTCACAGTCACAGACCAGAAATAGCTGCCATATTGAGCATTCGGGCTTCGCGTCCAATATGCGGCAGGATTGCCATTCTCGTCATTGCAGATGCGGCTGGTATTGTCAGTCATAAAGCTGATCGCCGTACCTTCGTAAATATAAGGCTCGACATTCTGAGAGGGGAACAACTCGGCCACAGAGGGCAGATAGAAATAACTGTCCGCAGTCACAACTTCGCTGCTCTTATCGCCAATGGTACTGCCAACCTTGACCTGTTTGATGATCTGTTGCCAACCAATCGGAAGAGCATTCAGAATACGACCGTCAAGGAATGTACGGATATTCGCATCTGCCCAGCCGCCAGTGTTGGTGGAGCCAGTATTCAGAGCCATCTTTTGACCAAGCAGTCCAGCTTGAATAAAGGTGATAGAACAACGCTTGTTGGAATTGTCACTCAGGTAATACCGTTTAAAGCCACAAGCCTCGAAGGTGAAGTCATCATGTGTCCATGCGGCCAACTTCCGGCAGGCAGCATCACCCAAGTCGGTATACCAGAGCTTGCCCCAGTAGATTGTACCCTTTGCGTAACGCTCGTAAGCTCCGTCGTCTGCCTTAGCACAACCAAATACCAGAGTGGCATTCGTCTGTGTAGTGCGAGTACGGTTCAGCTGAATATAGCCAATTTCAGCGGCAGTGGTATTTGCCGCATAAACGTGAATACCATTTTCGCCCTTGGTATGGCGCAGAACGATCATATCACGAGAACCAAGATGTGCGCCGGTGGTGGATTCAGTACCCCATGCAACCTTGGAGCCGTTGTTGACCCAGAAGCGGAAACCATTCATGCCATTGGTCTGGAAGCACTGAGCAATCACAGAGTTTGCGGCAGAATCTTCGTCGATTCGATAGTCCAGCGCCATAACCCAGCTGCGGTCTTCAGCCAACAGAGATACGCCGGTATCGACATAATTCTTGCCAGTAAAGATCTTCGGCTCGTTGAACAAAACTTTCTCTTCCACGTCGCTAAAGGTGAAGTCGTTGCCCATCTTGATGGTGATAGCGTCTTTGTCAGAAACAACACTCTGCTCCAGATTCACCTTGGTCATGGCATAAATCTCAACAGGGCGCAGGTCACTCAGCTGCTTGTCTCTGAAATAGCCGCTAACGTATTCACATATATCGTAAACAGCATTGATATCCTTGTCGCCATTGACATAGCCGCCCTTATCCCAGCCGCTGAACAGATAATACTTATAAGCAGTCTCTTCGCTGGTATAGGTCGGAGTGTCGCCATCATACAGAACCATAGAGCCATACGGAGCAGTTGTCTGCTGTAAAACAGCGCCGCGATTCATATAGCGTACACGATACTGACGCACAGATTCATCGTACACAGCAGTAACAGTCTGATTCTCAAAGACAGGAGTGAACTCTGTGTCCCATCCACTGAATGTAAATACCGTACTGATGGTACTCGGGAAGGTAGGTGTCGGGATAGGATTGTCAGAGCGGGTCACAGGGTCAACTGCACGCTCGCCCTTGTCAATATACTGGATATCCAGAACAGTGCCATCCTTATTCACGAACTTCCAAGTGTACTGGTTGATCATGGTGTTGTAAGTGATCTCCAAGTCAGGCCAGCGCTCTGTGTACAGCAGCTTCTCACGCTCACGGATAATAGGCACATGCACTTTGCCTTCCACGACAGAATGGTCAGTGTTGTAGCCATTTTCATCCAGACCGCTCATTGCGTACAGACGATTCAGCAGGGAAGTATCAGCCAGTTCCCAATCAATACCAGTAATACGCACACGGTTCAGGTTGGTGCACTTGTCCAACATATCTTTCAGATCGATGGTTGCACACTTCTCAACGGTCAGCGTAGTGATATTGGTGTAATCCTCAATTGTCAGGTCAGTCAGATAATTCAGGTTCTTTGCGGTCAAGCTGGCAATTGCAGGCAGGTGGGCGATTTTAATCTTGCCGCCGCTTGCAAAAGAGACACCGGTAATACCAGAGCCGTCAGCATAGAACTCTGTCAGGCTTGTGCATCCGGTCAGACCAATAGACTTTTTCAGGTTCGGCACGTTCTGCAGGTTCAAATGTTCCAGCAGAGTGTTATTACCAACAGCGAAGTCGGTCATGTTCGTATTCTTATAGCCGCTCACACCGGAACCAACTTTCAGCTCTGTCAGCTTAACACCATGGCTAAAGTCAACATAGCCTGGATAGAAGCCAGAGATATCACCAATGCTCTGAATAATAGAAGCGTTATAGATATAAACTTCAGTATCGTTCATTGCGGTGATGGGGCATTCAATCGTGTAGGTCTGTCCGCGCTTGCCACGCACCTTCACAGGGTTGGAGCCGTACAGAACAGAGACGTAGGTATCAGCGTAGGGTGTGATATGGAAGGTGCCATCCGGCTTCACGCCAGTCCAGTTGGTAGGAGTATAACCACGAATGGTCATATCATCACTGGTTGCGGCAGAACCGGAATACTTGGATGCCATGTACTTTTCCTGATAGCGCTGGAACTGCCGACGCTGATGCCGCTTGTTGCCATGCATCATGGGCAGATAGCTGGTGGTGTTGATGGTGGGATCTTCGTAGGTGCGGAAATATTTGCGCCGCATATCCATGATCCAAAGCTTTTCGGGCTTCACATCCTGATATTCCTCGAACTTTTTCAAAATACGAGTTGCACTCCATGCCAGCGCATTCTCACGGTTGCGGAACATCGCCGCTATCTCATCGGGGAACAGGTCACGCAGCTTGCACCACAGTTTGGAGTCAGCAGCGTTAAACACATTCTTTGTGCCGATAGTATCAGTGTCCTCGTAGCCATAAGTCAGAGTCAGACCACCCTCGTTATCATTGCCCATAGCGGTATCGTTATCGTAGTCAAAGCAGAAGTCCCAGTGAATCAGATCGCTGGTGTGCGGGAACACGTTCTTTGCGCGGTTATCAACCATGGTGTGCCGCTCAGTAAACAGATAATGGAAAATAGCAGAATCCAGATCGAAGTGATCCTTGAAATGTGCCTTGAATTCCTCATCATCCGCATTCACCACCCAGTTCTGAGCTGTGATCCACGCCTGTTTGCCGGCCTCGATCTCTTCCTCAGTGCAGGCAGGATTGCTGTAACGGAACTCAAAGGAATGGTCGCCGTCCCAAGTTTCCTGCGAGAAATCGCCGCTCAGGAAGCGGGTCTGCTCATCGGCGTTGTTGTCGATCTCAACGATAAATTCCTTGTGATTCTCGGGGTCCATACCCATCGTATCATTGTTCTTTTTGGAGTTGCCAATGTCGCCGCAGGCATAGAAGTGCCATTGACCATCGTTAAATACGGTCGCATTGGTGGTATCAGTCTCCTGAATAAACACGACACAGGGATAGAACGCCATGGTATCACGCACTTTGGGATTATCCTTTTTGGCCTGACGCACATAGGGGTTAAATTCATTGAAATCATCCGCCAGCAGGGAGTTGTTTGCATTCTCAGAAGAAGCAACATTGACTTTGATGTTAAAATACTTCTCAGGAACGCTATTTTCGGTCAGTGCATAGGTGTCGCCGGTAGTGTCGTCACCAAACGTAAAGCCGCCCTTGCAGTTGATATCAATGTTTCGGGCAGATGCGCCATAGTGGTCGGAGCTGGTGCCTTGACCCTTGTGAGAGCCGGTAGCAGTCCAGTTATCCTCCTTAGCACGACCATTCTTATAGATCTGCTGAATCGTAGTGTTGGCGACCTCGTTCTTCTTGCCTGTGGTGAAAGTAGGTGCGGAGATCTTGATGATACGCAGATCTGGGCACTTCTCTGCCAGCAAGTCAGGGGTCAGTTCGCCGCTCGCATCCGTAATGTCGTTACGCATATAGCGAGAAACCATCTCTTCTGCGTTCTTCGCATCAGCAATAAAGTTGTCCAGAATCTCGTCATCCGTCAGGTTCATACCGTAGCTCTTCATGCGGTACACGATAACGTCACAATCGTCAGAGCCAATAGTAATGCCAACGGGAGCAGCCTGAGTAAAGCTGTCGCTGGTATCATACAGTGCAACACGGCAAGGGATACCGTCACACCACAGAACCATCTCGCGGAACTGTTTGTCCGGCAGAATATTGAACTCGAACTCGAGGAAATCGTCCTCACAGATGGGCAGATCAATACTGTTCTGGTGGCTGGTTAGCGTAACCTTCTGAGCCTGAATGTTCAGACCAACACCGCCATTCAAGCAAGTCACGGCAGTAGCATCATAGTTGCGGACGTTCGTGGTCTTAAACACAAGCTTGAAATTCTTGCCGCTCTTCTTTGCATCGTCTGCGAAAAGCTTATAGCTGATGGTAGCAGTTGTGCCAGCTTTGACGCAGAAATAGGTGTCGCCATCTTCATCGATCTGGTAGCCGCCGTTCACCCAGTCAAAGTTGTCGCTGACAGTCATCTTATTGCTGCCGGAACTCCACAGGCGGTTCACATCTGCGTTGCTGCGGCCAGCAGGGTTAAAGTCCAACATCAGGCCGGTTTTAACGGGCTCAATGGTGATACCCAGGTCTTCAATCTTTGCGGTGATGCTCTTAATGGTAGCGCCGCAAGTAATGGTCAGAGTGTGGGTGCCAATATCAGAAGATTTAAAGCTCCAAGTCTGAGCAGTACGACCAACAGTCAGTGTCGAAGTCTTAATGCCGTCAACTTCCAGCGTAATGCTTGCAGTAGAAGAGGCCGGGTTATAGACAGTGTAAACAATGCCGGTGGTACTATACTGCTTTGCGGTGAACTCCTTTGTGGCGCAGCTGATGATCGGTGTGTTATTGCCTTCCTCTGCCCACATGATATCTTTGTAAATGGTGTTGCTGGTCACGGCTTTGCCATTGATATTTGCAGTCATGGTAACTTCCAGCAGGTGAGCACCGTGTCTCTGTGCCGGGATCGCATAGGTCATCTGTCTGCCGGTAACCGCAGTTGTAACACTACCAAGCTTTTTGCCATCCAGAGTAAAGGAAACGTCCTTATTGATATTTCCGTATGGAGTAAAGCGGAAAGTAACTTCACCACTATAAACCAGAGAATCATCGAAGATACTCTCCAGATAAAACTCGACAATATTGATATTCCAGGTCTTTGAACCCATGCTGCCAACAGAGTCAGTAACCTGCAATTTGATCTTGTTGTCGCCATTATGCAGATATTGGGTGATGTCAAAGCTGTTTTTGCCCTGATAAACAGTCGTAGTAGCGACCTTTGTGTTGCCAACATACCATACGCCGGTAGCATCACCCGTGTCTTCGCCAGAGTTATCCACAGAAGTAAAGTTGAACTCGACAGTTGCGGTATCGCCCTTGACAACAGCGATAGAGGATTCGCCAATACGCTCAATAGTGATCGTAGAAGTACTACCACCGCCACCGCCGCCACCTTCAATAATAACGGTGGTCTTGATTGTGCCGTTCTCCAACAGGTTCAGCTTGGAATCTTCGTAAGTGATATCGTACTCGCGACCAGAATTCTCATCGGGCTTAAAATCCTTCAAAGTTTCCTGAATCTTGGCGATATCCGCATTGGCCAGATCAACAGAGGTCTGAATGCCGCCAACCGTATTCTTCAGGCCGCTCACATCACTGGATAGCACGTCAACGGTCGTCTTGTCTGCTTTCTTATCAAGCAGTGCATCAGTAGCTTCCTTATTATAATAGGAGGACTTCAGTGTCTCCGGCAGGTCGCCAACACTGTCCTTCAGTTCCTGCACGGCGGCATCATTTGCGGTCTTGTATTCAGTCAGCTCAGTCTGGACAGGGGTCACAGCAGTGCTGATTTTATTGTCCACAATTCCGTTGTACATGCTTACCCACTCAGCAGAAGGGTCAGTGTTTAACTTGATCTTTGTGATCTCTTCGGCACCATTCAGGAACGTCAGGGTGCGAGTATCGTTGTCATACTGCACATTGAAATTTGCCAGACCATCAACGGCAGCAATCTCACCACGCAGCATCGTAACAAAGCCATCAACCTCGTCCTTCTTATAGAACTGTGCCAGCTTTTCATCCACACTTGCAACTGCATTCTTTGCGTCCTGTGCGCTCTTCTCAGCAGCGGATGCGGCAACCTGTGCTTCGCCAACCTTCTGACTCATTGTTGCCAGGAATTGGGTATACCAGTCATTGCCACTCGGATCGACCATCTGCTTGCCGGTCAGTGATTTCAGCACATTCAATCGGCCATTCGGGCGGGTGCGCCACAGATAGCTCTTGGTGGTGCTTGTATTCGGGACATTCACAGCGCCGGATGCCATGATCTCAAACTGCAGCTCGCCATCTTTTGCAGTAGCATCATTTGCCACCAGCCAGTAAAAGCGGATCTTGGTATTGCTGTAGCTCACGTTGATAGGGGAAGCGTAATTCTCTTCTCTGTCTGCATTCAGGTAGTGGATCTGAATCGTCATCTGAAGCAGGTCAATACCATCGTAGTAACGCGGCATTTCAAACGGAATAACCTGCGAGTTGGATTCCTGTGTGATATTGATCTGATTTGCATCCAGCTGAATGTCTTTGTTTTTGTCGATGTAAGACCACTGGTCATCAGAGTAATCAGCAAACCAGGTGTAATTGCCACTACGCTCAAATGTCTCTTCTCCGTTATCATCATACACGGCAATTTGGTCTTCGTCATTTAATTCCAGAGTTGCGACATCTATATCATCAACAGAAACATTTGCGGGGCTTGCGGCTTTTTTCGCAGCCAACCGCTTAGATTCTCCAAAAGATAGTGCCATTTGTTCACTCCTCTCTTATTGTTCATCTGCCGTAGTGGCAGTTAATTCGGGAAAATATTTATCAAACAAATTGTCCTGATAGAACGTATATTTGTTGTTTACGATATAAGTGTAATAAGGGTAATAACGGCTCATAGAAAGCGACATTGTGCCTTCGCCCAGATTCATAGAAATGCTCTTGATGATCCAATCCACGGGGGTTTTACCGCCCAGATATTTAGCAGCATACTGGATCTTTTCATTCACGTCGAGCCACGGAACCAGTCGTGTGGTCACACTCAGGCCGTCGGTCAGGCGGGCACGCTTCCATAGTTCGTATTGGCAAACTTCCATAGCCGCGTCATCCGTGGTGTAATTCTCGTAGTCTCCACCCGATAGAATCTCGGTTCTACGACCGATCTTTTCAATGGATAACCGTGCATTGTACAGGTCATCAATATTGTTCGGGTCATTCACACAGATAAAAGCCATATTGTCGCAGTTATCTTCTGCCTTTTGAGCTTCGATCTCTTTGGTGGCCGGGATTTCGTCCACCAGTTTTGCCATAGCGTGGCTCTGCTGCTGGCCCAAAAAGTAGATGCGGCCAGTATTCGGATTCCACTGGAGAACATAATACTTTGTAGCCTTAATACATCCTGGGTCTTGAATGATATCCGAACCATTGGCATCAGTCAAAGAACGATACAGCGTGCTGGTTTTTGTCTCAGAGCCAACTTGTTCATTGCCGTCTTTATCTTTGTACTTCCATGTAAATGTCAACACAACTGTCATAGCGCCACTTGTTACGTTGCCATTTTTGTCCGTCTTGGCAGCTTCAACATTTGCAGGAGCCACAAAAGATACTTTCGTTTCACTTTTCCACGTTGATTCAGTTGCGTCCAATACCAGGTTGATTGTCTTATTTGCGCCAGACCAACCTTTTACAGTGGCTGCTCCATCCGCCTCAATCGTTGCACCAAACACTTCAACGCAGTTTCGGACAGCGGCATAATCCACCGTGGCCGATTCGCCATCGTTTGTCACAAGCTTCTCGAACACTTCTGGATCAAGCACAGGCGGGTCATCAAATCCACTGGGGATCTCATTACATACAAACACATCGTCGTCAAAACGCATCTCAAACGGATAATACAGATCACGCAATTCTGAGAGAATATCCCAAACAGTCGAGCCAGTATCATAATCCAAGTCATGTGGGACAGTGCGGCTCCAATAGTCGATAGAATATTTCTTAAACTCCGTCTCGTCTCTCAGCACCGTCCAGATTGCATCACCAATACGCGTGCCTTTCTCAATACGGTGTGTGCCACCAACCAGCTGTCCACCCAAGTCTCCGTTGATACGAGAAACCAAGTCAACACAGCTGGCCTGCACAGTATTTTCTGTAGCGCTATATGTAAAGCCATTGGATGTAAATGTATAGCACCCCTCGTTGTACCAATAGATTTTTACGCCATCAACATAAGAGCTGTCAGCTGAATTTGAGTAGCTGAGGTACAGGTCGTTATACAGTTCGTTCAGCGCGGTCTTTGTATCGATCACTTCCGCCTGAATATCGTGCATGGAATGCCCTGCAAACACACTGGTTTTTCCATAGGTCGCTTTTAGTTCATCCTCGCTCTAACCGGCAATAGCAGAAACATCCACCTTACCAAGCGTAACTCCGTTCAGAACCATACCTTCAACAGCAGCAATCATCCCATGGACATGCATTTTGTTACCATACACGAAACTATCGATGCCTGATTTATCTACCTCAAGGATATTGGCAGGGGAGAGACCGCCGCTCATTGATTTCGCTTTTATTGCCACAGCGTTCAGATAAGTCCAGATATCATCCTCCACAAGCGGTACAAGTCCGTCTTTGGTCTGCAACATCGGTGTAAATGCGATATAAGGGCCATCTTGACAAATTGGATCATCACTTCCCAAAACTGTAGAGTAATCACCAAGTTTGGTGTACCATTCCTCTGCTTCGGCTGGGTCATCCGGTGGCGTGCCGTCATTGATCTGGTCAAAGAACGTATGATACTTTGAGATATTGGCTCGTGTCCACACCAGCACATCTCGATTCAGATTGTCGATATTGCCGTATTTTGCATAGCCTCTATTTGTGATGTCCTGAATCAAATCATCATAATTCTTCGCAGCGAGCTGATAATCCGCATTTTCCCTGATCATCTCGTCAATACTCTTTGAAGCACTGATTTTTGACATTCCTCTTCCTGACAGACCAATGAATACACGCACATTTTTACTGATCCAATCCTCTTCCGTTAGGCTGGAAATGCCGCTCTTCTTACCCAGATACAGGGTCACATTAAAGGTTCGCCGCACATCAGATTCTGAGTCGATAGAAATAGAACCATCGATCACAAGACCTTCCAAACTATCAATTGTAATAAAATCTTTGTTCAGCATATCAATGCGGCAGTAAATATTAGATGAATGATTGTTCAATAGCGCCAGGTCTGCGTCAGTCGGAAGATATGTCATACGCTGCCTCCTGGCTGATAATCACTCAGCCCATTGTTATACATGTCGCTCTCACTCTCTGCGTCACCGAGCTCCACAAAGTCGAACTCCAATACGCCCTTGTCGTAGTGATCAGAGCAGGAGATAGACACATTGCCATTGACACCCATTAGCCATCTGCGGCCATCAAACATCTTCAACAGCTTTGCACTGCCGTTGGTCAGCCACTCGCTCAGTTCATCACGGAATGCATTGCCGCCATTGATATCAAAGTCTTTCATTGTGTTATCAAAACGGATGCCAACACCAGAGAAGTGACCGCTATAATAATTGGCTTCACTGCCAGCAAATAGATACGGGTACTTGCTTCCCATTGTCTCGACAACTGTAGCAGAACGTACCTTCTCAACACTGTCCACTTTCGGTTCAAGGAAGATATGGTAGGTCTTATTGCCGTCAGTGATCACTGCACCGTCAAAGTCGCTCACAACGCTGGCCTTCGCATAGCCAAGCTCAATGCCATTTGCAACGGGAGCTACGGCGTACTCATAGTCGGTCTTGCGGCCAATGGCGTACAGGTCGGTGTAATCAATCATCACATAACCATCGTCAGCGCTGTACATATAAAAATCATTGAAGTCTTTTGGCTCCAAATCCTGATTCTTTGTTGCCGATACCTCAACACGATAGTATTTCATGTTGTTCAAGAAGGTCTCAGAGAACCACTCCTTGTATTCGCTGGAACTTCTGAATTCGTCGGTCGATGTAAAATCACTTGATGCCTTGATGAACTTGCGGTCAGCGGTATATGCAATCAAACAGAACGTTTTGTCCTCAGATTTGAACTGGAAAGAAAGAACTCGATTCTTGTCGATATAATCCGAGGTCACTGCCTTATAGTTGCCCATCGGTTGACCAGTCGTTTTATTGATGTGGAGGTTTGACCAGCCCATCTTCATAATGACATGGTTCAGATCAATCTCTTCCTGATAAAGCGAAGTCCAGATTGCTGCGCCTTTCTTGCGCCGCTTGATTCGCAGGGCATTTGCACCACTGCTTCTTGTTAGGAAATACTGTGCGTGCATACTGATATTAGCCATACGATAATTATTCTGCACGGTGAATTCTACGTCATCCACATACTCTGGATAGTCAGTTCGGAACGCCTGTAAGCCAGTGTCCAGCTGATAGCCGCCAACAGATTCTGCCGTCGCTCTCAGATAGTACAGGGTATGGTTATCCAGTCCATCGATCTGAAACCCCTTCAATGAGTCGCGATAATAGTAGCTCACTGACTTTTTCAGCAGCTCGCGGTTCGCATCATAGAGCCAAAATTCATAACGATTGACTGATTCACCCTCCGATACCTTATACTTGTAAGAGAACTCAAAGGAATAAGAAGGGTAGGGGATAGTAGTCACGCCAGAGGAACTCAGGTCGTTCAGTTTGATTGTTGGTTCCTCGTGACAATAAAACAACAGTTTATCAGAGTATTCTGAAAACAGATTCGTGCCTTTCAGTCGGCAGCGAATGATCATATAATACGGATCTTTGCGGTTCTCAAACGTGCCTGCCGGAATTGTAAAATATCGTGCCAGACCAGTGCCACCGGCAGGGAATGTGCCAAACTTATATATGCCTTTTGAAAGCGTATCACCCTGCAAAATACTGCCCGTCGGAGTATCGAAGACGATAAGAGCAATGATATCAATGTCTGCGTATGCGGCAAACTGAAATGTATGATCCTTTGTGGCATCAAATGCGCCGATTTTAGATAGAATTGGTTTCAAGTTATCACCTCCGAATTATCCTTCGATATATAGCAAAGCTCACCATTGGTATTCACAGCCAGATTCAGTGCGGCCAGAAAATTGTCAACAGTGATTTCTGAAATCGTTTTATTGATATCTGATACGTTCGTTTTCAGGGTCGAGATGTTGGTATTTGCAGCCGAAATCTTGCGTGTCATATCTTGATAGTGATTGGATTCAGCCGTTTTTGCGTCATCAAGGTCTGTCCTCAACGAAGTAATATCAGAAGCATTTTTCTCAATGTTGCTTTTATTGTCGTATACTTGTTTCTTTGTGGCGGTATAATCTTTGTTTGTGAAACCACCAATATTATCATTGAAACCATTCATCGAGCGCCACAGACTAGCTACATCGTCGGCTTCTTTTGTTTCAAGAGCACTTACACGCTCAACCGCTGCGTTTGCAGTTGTGTCATCCGTATACTTTGTTGCAACAGCCCAGTCGCTAAATGTCTATTTTTCGGTTTCACCTCTTGCAGTAATACAGATATACAATGCACCACCGACACCGCCATAAATCCATAGATCATTCACATCGTATGGAGCAGTCGGTGTGTCAGTAAAAACACGGACTTTTTCTGTCGCAAGATCTCGTGCGGATGTTGCCATCGACAGTGCATTGATAACACCGGCATCAACAATTTCCATCCAGAAATACTGCTGCTTATCCTGATCATATACCCAGCGATAGCAAATGCCAGTCCTTTTATCATAGTAGATGTCGTTGACGTGTGCTTGTTTCTCTTCATCTGTCTTCCAATCTGAGGCAGGATAGTTGTATGTATGCGGATGACCATTTCTGTACCAAGTATTGATCGTATTCTTTAGCTGATCTTGAACGGTGTCTTCTGTCTGCTGGGATTTGTCTTTCATCGACTCAAACTCGGCGTTCAAGCTATCGACACCGGTCACCAGAGATTTCACTGTTAGAATCTCAACGCTGGTATTACTCTCTGATACGATCAGGTTACGGAAGTTGCCCTGCAGTGCAGTCACAACAACCTTCTGGCCCACAATGTAATCATGGTTTGTTACAATGCCGTACTCGCCACCGAATACAGCAATTTTATAGTGCTGGCCTTCTTTTTCTGTAATAACTCCATAGGCGGACACGTCAAATTTTGCATTTTTTACGGCGTGTTCAGCGGCAGAAGTCACCACCTCGGCCAGCACATCAGTTACTGATTTATCTGCCATCCTATTCCTCCTAATCAAAAATAAAAGCCGACCTACTAGGCTATCCTAGTGGTATCGGCTGTAAAAACTATTACTTACCGCTTGCTTTGCATTTGAGCAACCTTAGTCGGTAACTTCTGTTTGATTTCATTTGCCAGAGCATCAGAGCTGCCAACGGGATTTGTGATAATAATATCGCCAATCGAAGTTGTAACATCTCCACCGCCGCCCTGAACAATCGGCTGAGAACCGTACTTTGTCATCTGCTTCTGGAACCATGCATCCGGGTTGCCGCCCATCTCGAATAGGCGAGAGGTGATATCGGCAGGGACAACACCATCGCCAGTCTCAAGATAAGTGTACCGACCGGAATCCGGCTTACGAACCAACATCTCAGGACCCTGCTCGTCAACGTTAGCAAAATTAGACTTCTTTATTTCCTTTGTGCCACTTGCAAAACCAAGTAATGATCCAAAGAACTTAAACGGTGCTGTAACAACATCGGCTATGCCTTGGCCAACGCCTCTAATGAACTGCCCGGCTCCTTCCGCAATATTCTCAAGAGCCCCTTTCTGTTTAGCAGGCTGTTGAGCAGTTTGTTGTTGCTGTTGTGTCTCTTGCTTTGCCTTCTCCGCCTTTGTAGCGACAGCTTCAAATGCATCACCTGTGGTCGCCAAATCGTTTTTGATCGATGTAACGGCAGCTGTACATCCGTCCTTAATGGACTTGTAAGACTGATCCATCACCCACTGCATATTGTTTGCTAAATTCGTAGCGCCAGGTTCTACATTCTTCCACGAATTGTCTGCATCCGTTTTCAACTGACCATTCTCACCAAATGTATTAGAGCTCGAAGAATCAATCTCGGCATAACCATCTTTCACCGTTCCCTGAGTCATTTCTGCCAGATTAGTTACGCCAGCTTCGTTCATGCTCCAACTATTGTCAAAGCACGCACGCATATCGTACATCAGCTTCTGGGTGTCTTGGCTGGTGTCAGCCCATGCTTGCTCCATTGTCTTTTGAACATTGGTACTCAGGGTCTTTACACCACCGCCAACCTTAGTCCAGCTGTGACCGAATGCCTTTGAGATCTCGTTCATGGCCTTATTTGTGCTGTCAACAGAAGACTTATAAGACGCATTCAGCTTTTTGGCAATCTCTTCAGACATATCGCCAGAAGTGGAAGCAAGGCTGTTCCATCCGCTAGTATAAATCTTTTGCAGCGAATCGAACATCGTGTTGGTGACATCTTCAACCTGCTCGGCGCTAAGGCCGGTGTTTTCGTTCAGCGCATCAAAGGTATTGTTTACCAGCTCATTCATCTTCTCAGACATCTTTTTGCTGGTTTCTTCAATATCCTTTGTGTCCAGACCGAGCTCGCCAGCCACAGATTTCCAGCTAGACTCAAAGTTGCTCGTCATAGACGAAATTTGGCTCTGGGCCGCCTTCTTTGTGTTGCTGGTGGATTCTGTCACTGTCTTAGAAGAGTTAATCTTACCGACCGTAGACATACGATATACAGTCTTAGTGGCCATATAAATCATGCTTTGAACGGCAGCAATGATCGGATTATCACTCTTCTTGAAAATATCAGAGAGTCCAGACATGAACTCGTTTGTATCACCAAGGATCTCATCATACTCGCTCTCGAAAATTGAGCCAACGCCAGCGGCTGCGGCAGCTGCGGCACCACTCAATTGAGCATTCGGACCTTGGGCACTCATACCAGCACCGGCAGCGGCACTACCAGTCACTTCGGCCAAGCCCTTTGCCAGCCAGCCCTCTGGGTTAGCACCAATCGCCATCAGGTTGTCAGTTTCCTTTGCAGGAATAACACCGTCGCCCTTTTCAAGATAGGTCATGCGTCCCTGATCGGGGTTACGAACAATCAGCTCTTCGCCCTTTTCATCAACGTTTGCAATCTGGCCCTTCTTAACGCCACGAGTACCTTTTGCATATTTCTTTGCTTGGAATGCGGGAGTAGGTTCATCAATCTGTGTACTGGAAACATTACTTGCAATCGAAGCAATCGTAGCAATCAGAGCAACTGCACCTGCAACAGCTGCAGCGGCAGCAATCCAACCAGCAATAGGAATGGAAGAAAGAGCGGCGGCAATCGCTTGCATCATAGCGGCCATAGCACTACCAACGCTCGTTACCAGAGTACCAAGTCCGGCGAAGATAGAAGGGAAGAAGCTTACAACGCCAGACGAGATGGCACTACCGATAGACTGTGCGCCAGCCGCAATTGGGCCAAACATACTTCCGACGGTCTCAACAATGCCACCAAGACCAAGTCCTGTCTGACTGTTCAGCAGACCAAATCCTTCTGTGAAGAACGAGCCAATGTCAGTAAACATCAACCCGGTTTTCTCAGAGATAGATGTCTATGCGCCTGAGAAGAACTTACCGATACTACCAAGGTTGTCTTTCGCAGCACCAACCAGTCTCTCAAAGAATCCACCAGATACACGCTGAATATCGCCGGTATTCACCTTTATTGTGTTGCCAAGGATATCCAATGTCGCAGTGGTGTCTGATTTTAGTGCGGCAGAACCAGCCCTGTTCTTACCAGTAATCCAGTTCCAACCGTCAGAAACCACCTTAGCAGCTCCATCGAACATCTTCTTGAAACCGCCACCCAGATCAAAGTCACCGTTTTCACCAGTGAACATGTTCTTGATTTGATTGATAAAGCCAAAGACTCCGCCGCCGTCACCAGTTCCACCATTAAGAAGGTTCAAAATATTCGCCAGTGTCTCCAATGTAGAGATCAAATTTGAAATATCAGTGATAACATTCTTTACGTTTGTCGCGCCCTGAATGGCCTGCATATTGTTAAGGACACTACCCTTGAAACCGTCATAGTGACCTTCCATCTGCTCAAACGTCATGGCCTCGAACTCAGCTGTGTATTTCAGCTTCTTCTGATAATCATCCCAGCTGGTGCCAATAAGATTATTGGTTTCCTGAACTTTATCCTTGAGCTTTTCCAGCTTGTCAATTTCATCTTTCTTCTTATACTCACGCTGTTTGTCAGATAGGTTCTGCCCGGCTTCACGAACAGCATTTTCATCTGCTTTCCATACAAAACCTTGACCTCTGCCGCCATATACATGAACAGTCTTATTGGCCTTTGCTCGCTCGTACTCATCCTGAAGTTTTGCCAGTTCGATTGCTCGCTCCTGTGCATCATTTTCTTCATTGAGCGCGTCAATACGCTTGTCAATAACATCGATCCAGGCTTCACCCTGAATCTTAAGGTCGTTGGACTGTTTGTCATTCAAGTCATCAAAAACACCAATAAAGGAATTCAAAACAGTGTTCAGTTGGGACATCAGGGTCTTCAGCTTGTCAGCCGATTTGCCCATGCCCTCCATCGAATCTGCGCCCTTGTCAAGAGAGTCCGCCAACGCACGCAGAATCTCTGCCTGATCTTTGGTTTCTTCTTTTAGTTCGAGCTCTGCAGCCTTTGCCAGAATGTCGGCCTTGGTTTTTGCCAGCATCGCTTCCTTATTAAAGACGAGCTGGTTGCCCTCCAATTTGAGGAACTGCAAATACTCGGGGGACATTGTAAGCAGTTTCTGAATACTGTCAATGCTCAAACCGCCGTAAGTGTTGTATTCGTTTGTGACATCACTCAGATCAGTCCAGGCACTCTGCATCTCATCGACCTTGGAACTAAACTTTTCAACCGTAGAACCCAGTCCGTCGAAATAGTCCTGAACGGAGATAACGTCGTTCTTGATATTATTAGCAGCAGCTTTATAACTCTTAGCGATTGCTTCAGATGCCGCGCCGCCTTCACTACTGGCAGCTTCTGCTTGCTCTTCAAGAGAGTTAACAACGGCATCTTTCAGTACATCACCGCTTAGATCGATCTTGCCAGTATCTTTATTGTAGGCTTTATTGATCAGATTCGGGTCGTATTTACTATACTTTTTGATGGATTGCAGTGCGGCACTCTGGGCTTCAGTGCCTTCATAATCCAGAACACCAGTGCGGCTCTTTTCTGTTTTCTCCTTAACAGTTTTGCCATTGTCCCAAGCATCTTTGAAACCGTCTGTGATTTCTTTTGCCTGAGAGAGAGCAGCAGAGTAACCTTCGATGGCAGCCACTAACTGCCAATAAGACATGGTTTGTGTGTCAATATTTTTGGTAGTCCATGCAAGGATTTTATTATACTGAGTTTCACTAGTTGCATCATTCTTCAACTGCGCTGCCTTGAGCTCTTCCATCATCAGATTTTTAAAAGCGTTTGTCTGAATTTCAAGCTGGCCAGTGACATCGTTTTTGGTCAACAGTGCGGTATAACGACTTTCTAAATCAGTCAAGCTTTTTAATGTCTGAATAGTAATATACCCTTGCTCGTTATATTCCTTCATAGCGGAGGATAAAGTAGACCAGGCATCGAGTGCTGTTTTTGCGGTTTTAGTTGATTTTTTGGTAGATTTATCAGCTTTACTCCAAATCTTACTTGGATCTTGATTGAGCATATCAGCCCAAAGCTGATCCACCATCTTATAGTTATCTATAATCTGATGGCCTGCATCCAGAACTTGGAACATTGCATCAAAGCCCTCATTTTCAAGAGCATATTCTGCAGATTCATTTAATGCTCCCTGAAGAAGGATACTTGCGTCTCCAATAACAGCAGCGGCTTGCCCAAGGACTTTCTGTGCAGCAGCAAGAGTGTTTGTTTGTTGAATTTGCGTAACGGCATTTGCAAGCAAAGCAGCTCTTTGAGTCTGAATGGTCGCAGTAGTCAGTTTCTTAGCGGTTTCGGTATTGATTTCAAGCTGTCCATTTTCATTCTGAAGCATCGCAAGATACTGCGGGTCAAGGCTTGTAAGGGTTTGCAACGTATCAATGCTTAAATAGCCTGATTTGTTGTATTCTTCAACTGCTGTTTGACACGTCTGATAAGCTTTTTGCATATCATCAACAGCCTGAGCAGCTTCACTCATCTGAGTCTTAGCGTCTTTTACCGATTGAGCAAGTTCTTGCTGTTTTTCGTCAGCAGACGGAGCAACGATTTCCAGCTGTTTCAAAATGTCAACAAAAGCGGCCACATCTTCAGTATTCTCAGGGTCAAAGCCTATGTCTTTCATAGTTGTTTTAAGTTTTTCAAGGGCTTCGGTGTCTATGCGGCCTAAATTTGAACCGTCGCTGTTTAGTAAGGAAGTAAGATTTGTTGTATCAAAACCACTGATACCGGATCTTAAGGTGTCAACCGCGTCTTTGATTTCGTCATAATCTGAAGTCTGCTCATCAGCTGCCTTCTTTGATTCATCAACCTGTGTTTGATATGCCTCTTTTGCTTTCGCCTCAAGCTCATTGTAAACACGGTCAACTTCGATCTGTGCGTCAGAAACCGCGCCCTGAACATCATGCATCGATTTGCCGACATAAGAGCTGGCAATATTTTCTGCGTCGAAATCATGGGACAAAGGCTTAGACTGATGCAATGGGTCGTGTGCAACATTGTAAGTATAACCATCAACATTTCCGTGACTGCGGTTATAAGATGCCAGTGCCAACTCTTGTGCGCCAGCGCCGGCCATTGCCATTACATCTGCTTTCGAAAGAATTTTGCCATTCTGCTCAGTACCCTCAATACCAGCAATTATGCCCTTAATACGAACCATCTCACCATTGACTTCTTTTTCAAGTCCTGTTGCATCAAGCTTCAGGAGTTTGTTGAAGTCAATTTCGCCATCCTCATTTTCACATTGAGCAATAATGTCATCAAGGTAGTCCCATAGCTGGTCTTCTGTTAATGGAATAAGTCCACTCTCAGTTTGCAGCATCGGGGTAAAAGCAACTTCATGTCCATCGATATCCTCTGATGTGCCTAAAACAGTAGAGTATTCTCCAGCTACATCATCTGGATGTTCCTCAGCGAAAGCGGAATAAGTCTTCTTATTTTCGTCTGTCCATTCAATGCGATCTCGTGTCAGATTATTAACGTTGCCGTACTTTCCAGCGCCTTCTTCATATGCGGCCTTTTTTGCTTCTTGCAATTTCTTGTAGGCTTCTGTATATTCTTTTGTGCTCTTGATCTCGTCATCAAAAGACATCTCTTCAACAGGAGTAAAGGTGTTGTTACGAGCATTTTTTTGATTTGTCAACTTTTCCAGGTTTTCACTCACAATGTCTGGGAGGTTATTATCATGGAGTTGATCAACAGCGTCATTATAATCTGTAACATACTGTTTTAATGTTGTACGCCATTTTTTCAACATGGAAATGTTTTCCGAACTATACGTATCAGACAAGTTCTCTATTTCCTTGGTTAAATCGTCATATAGTTCAGCAATCGCCTTTGGGTCATCAGGATCGATATTAAATTTGAAATAACTAGTATCCTGATTAAATTCACCAAAACCATCGTTTGCTAATTTTTGAGCAACTTCAGTCTCCTCAGCATTTGCGCCAATAATGACACCTTCGCCCTTTTTCTTGTAAGCATCAACAAGCAGGTTCCCCTGATCTTCAACATTATTTTCAAGATCAGGCCGTGCATTCTCGCGTTGCTGCTTCTCAATATCTTTCAACAGCTGAAGCTGTGTTTCGTAACTGGCATTCTGAAGATTAACCTGTTTTAGCATATCATCGCCAATACCAGGCTGATCCTTTAAGGTTTCAGTTAACTCTTCCTGTAGTGATTTAAGTTCTGCAGTATCTTCTGCGGTATGGGTTGTTTTGTTTCCAATTTCTTCGTATCGCTTGACGATATCTGCAAGGGAAGTCCGTGCCTTGGTCAGCGATTCTGCCTGCTCTTTAGAATCACTCGCAATCTCTGCTATCTTTTCATCGATCTCCGTAAAATGCTTATAAACAGCTTGAACTCCCCAGATAAGTGCACTAATTGCTAAACTAGCAAGGATCTGCTTGCCCATTTGCAGAACATCATTCAAGAAAACTTGGTTTGTTATTTGTTCTTTGGTAGCTGCAATTTCTTTGTTTCTCGCAGCAACATCTTTCATAAACGCGGCACTAAGCTGCGGCAATCCATTCTGTCCAAGTTCAAGAACTCCTGCACTAAGCAAACGTTGCACTCTATCTGCGTCTTTATTCGCAGCGGCCCAACCGTTGATTTGTTGAACAGCTGCATCAAAATCAGGTAGAGCGTATTTGTCACCCTTTTTCATAAAACCAACATCCATCAGCTTTGCAACGTCTTCATCTTTGGCCTGATACGATGTTGCAGTCTGCTCAAAAAGAACAGAGTTCATCTGCTTTCCGGCAGCGGTTGCTTCAAGAAGGCGTTTTGTTGTTGTAGCAACATTTTCATTTAAGTCGGTGACTTTAAACATCACTCTCTGAGCAGATTTATCAAGAGTAGCAAGTTGTGCTGCAAAATTTTGAAGATTAGCATCAGCTTCATCATCAATAAGATTTTTCTCGTCTACCTTTTTTATTGTCCCAATTTTAAAATCGCCTGCAAGCATATAGTCTTGTAGCCATTTTGGTTTCCCGGATGCCAATTTTGAACTTTCAATAGCTTTAGAAAGCGTCCCATCAAATCCATTTCCAAGTTCCTTCATTGACTTATTTATTGTCGTATCGTATAATGAAATCGGTGGTCAGCCAAAATCACTTATCAGTGAGGTAGAATCATGAAATTTGGTAAGATGAAATATGATGTTCCTTTTGAAAAAATAGATTCTGGGCATCTGAATTTTACTTTTTGGGAAAAATTCCAAATTGTGAACGAAGGGAAAAGAATTTACAAAGAAAATCCTCAGTATACTTATCTAAATGAAGATCAAAAATTAAAAGATGAAAAACAATTTTATGAATCAGTTGTATATGCATATATGATTGATCAAATTTTGCAAGAAGATTTGTCTATAGCTGAAAGTTATAAAAAATTCAGCAAAGGAAGATTTTGGACAAAAACCGAAAAGGGAACAACCACAAATTATAGAGATTTAAACTATTACTTCCTTCTTTGGTACAGAGACTACCTCCGAGAACAAGCAGACCCGGGCTGCCTCGCTCGTGAACAAGCTCAAAAAGACAAAGAGCTCCAAGAGTCCATCGAACTCCACCGCCAGATCGATGCGTACTATGCCGCAAAACACCCACGCGTCGAATGCCCCTACTGCCACTCTATGAATACAGAAAAAATCTCTGGTGTTGCTCGTGGTGTTTCGATCTACGCGCTTGGTGTTGCGTCTCCAAAGCTCGGCAAACAGTGGCATTGTAATAATTGTAAGAGTGATTTTTAAGCTTGCGGTGCTCTTTACTTTTTGTCTTTTTATGGTAGACTTAAATAGAGACTAGGAGAAAGGAGGAGGTTACAATGACTAGAGAAGAGTTTAATAAGATTCTTTCTGAGGAAACAGATAAAGAAATAAAGCATGTTATTGAATCTGTTGATTTTAGCAATAAGGATCAAGATGAAATTCTGACAGAATCTGTGGCTATCGCAATTGCTGCATCAAATAACATCATCTTATCTGTCTTGGAAAAGGCTGGAGTGTTAACCTACGAAAATTAACACTTCCAGTTGATTGAATTGCCTGAATTGATCGAAAAAGTTTTTACAAATCGTTCACTTGATTCCATTAGCTTCTTTGTCTTTTCAGGTAATTTTTCTTTGATTACTTTCGCCAAATCATCAGCGTTTCCAATAGGTTTTCTCTGTTCTTTAATGTAATCAAGAAGGGCAGTGAGTTCTTTTGCTTCAATTTCAATCTTCATAATAATTCTCCTTTATAAAAATAGCAAAAGCCCGGCCTCCCAGTAGTAGGGAAGTCGGGCTTGTTCATTATGATGGCTGTACAGCAGTTATTTCAGAAGTTCGGTGATCTCTTCGGCAGTCATACCGCTGGCCAGTGCATTGGCAACAATATCTTCTGCCTTTTTACGATTCAATTCTGCTGCAATCTTTGCGTCAGCATCAGCCTTTTTCTTTTCGAGCTTTACAATCTCTTTGTTGAGCTTTTTCAGCTCTACTTCTTTTGCTTTCCTTTCAGCATTCAGCGCAGCAATATTCGTGCCGAGTGCTGCAATTTCTTCAGCGAGAGATTCTGCAGCAGTATTTTTCTCAGCAATCTGTGTTGCGTAATCAACGCCATCGAGAACCTTTGTTTTATTCTTGCTTCCTTTGGGTCTTGCCATAATAAAAATACCTCCGTATATTTTTGATACGCGATTGTACTTTTATTATAGCTTACGCCGTAAGTAGTGTCAATATAAACTATGTCGAAAGAAGCCGATCTTCAAAACGATCTGCTAAATTGTTTATATCTGCATTATGATCAGTAGCTGGACCATATTTTACTTCTCCTTGTGATGGATAACGAAGGCTGAAAACTGTATGGTTATTATAATTGCTTATAGTGTAATCGCATCGAGATAAAATATCTGTGCCAATTATAACGTCATACTCGGTACACGGATTCTTTATAGATGTGATCTTCCAGTTGTTAAAAGATAAATCGGAAGAAATAAATATATTACCTCTGACTATCGGACGGATACTTTTATTATCAGCAGAAAGTAGACAAGAAACCGCTCCTTCAATCATTGGTAACTGCAAATCTTTTGTAACCCAATCTGAAATAGCGCAGTTTGTTGCACCTGTATCAACGAGAGCATTGCATGAAACAACACAATTATTATATTCAATCAGTACTGGAATAATAATTGAATGTTCTAATTTGTCGTATTCAATTGTGTATGTGGTCGCCATTTATAAATTTACCTTTCACATTTTATTATTTCGAATGGAACAAAACCAAAATGCCCGTTTTTTGGAAGCTCATCAATCTCAGTAAAAATCTTAAATCCATAAGCTTCCCCATAAAGATACCGGTTACATCGCCAAGAAAGATCATGTTCTTTGATATACCGATCAATGAAATCACGCATAAAGGCGTTGGCTTTTTCCATATCTGGATAACGAAGGTTGCTGTGTTCCTTCATAAATGTTTTATAGAGATCTTCTGATATAATCCCGTTTTCACAGTATTCAATGCAAACTCTTTCGCAGAGCTTTCGCATCTCTTCATCCATATTTGCCTCCTGATACTATCATATAATAATACTTCTGTCAACGCCACGGCGTATACCATGGTTTTACTTTCTCCACTTTTGACAGCAGGGGAGAAGCCGCCTGTAATTTTTCCGCTGGAGCGTGTCGCGCCAGCGGTGATTTGGAGCACCCCATAGTGAATCTACGGCGCTGTTACACACGTAGTTCCACTCCGACATTATGCTCTCTGAAGCGTCTCTGGCAGTGCCTATTATAATAATGTAGGCGCATACAGAGCTTGCCTGCGGATTCCTTTCGGTTCCCGGACGAGAATTACCCAAACTCGCCACAGCTTACGCTGCCATGTTCGTCGGTTTTACTAAATACTCCCTCGCACTGCAGCACTTAATATAATAAGCGCAGCAGTCTTGTTCCGTGTCACCACCCGGAGTATTGCTGGGCACAATCGTGAAACCCGTCATTTTGGGTTTACCCAGCTGAGTTATAAAGGTTGCGATACCAGCACCCATTGGAATAGCGCCAGTAAATTTGATCATTGCATCTGCGGCTTTTGTAAGTCCAGTTGCGAGAGATACGACAGTCTTGACCAGACCAGAGTCAAGTACATCGGTAGAAAGAGCTTGGAAAGATGCGTCAAGCTGATTTAAGCGTCCCTGAATAGAATCAAGCCATTCGTCATTCTCCTCCCAAGCAACGTTCGCGCTGTTTGCAGCAGACTCCATTGCAGATTCAGCAACGTCAAAATTGCTTAAAATCGCAGAAACAGCATTGGCGTTTCTCTTATCCGCCAGCTTTTCGGTGACATTGGCCTGTGTTACATCAGAAAGACTGCCCCAAACTTCTGATAACTCTTTCATAATCTGATATGTAGATTTAAAGTTCTTGTTATCAGCCATCACGTCAACGCCGGTCAAAGATAACAATTCAGAGCGAAGTTTAGAGACAGAGTCTGCCATACCGTCAACTTCAATACCTGCTGCTTCTGCATCTGTTTTACTTGCACGTAAATACATAGAAAGAGTTTTCAAAACAGTGCCGACAGAATCTGCATCCTGAATAACTGCATTTGCAGCTGTACCAAGCGCAATAGTTTCTTCTAGTGTATTATTAGCGGCCGCCATTGCAGCAGAACTGCGAGTCAGAATCTCGCCTAGATCGTTTGCAGTGACAGGCTGAGTATTTGCAACAGCATCAATCTTATTGACAATGTCTTCAGCATCAGAAGCCAACAATCCAAAGCCCTGCAATGTTGAGATCAAATACGAAGACGAAGTGTTGACGTCATCAATACCATCACCAACATTCTTGAGCAGGGTAGAGTAGGTGGCCAAATTTTCTGCGTCCTCTGGACTATAGCCAAGTCGTGACCAATCAGCAGTTGAGTTGATAATATCGCTAATAGAAACACCGAGTTTTTGAGCTTGAATTGAAGCGCGATCCATGAACTTGTCATATTCTTCTGAGGTTAAATTTGTTACTTTTCGCAGCTCAGTCATTGCTGTATCAATATCAACAACGTTCTGATAAATAACCCCTAAAGCTTCCTGCATCTTGTGCAAAGCGGCCATGGTAATCATGGTACTTAGGTGTTGACCAAACAAATTTTCAAATTTATCAATAAGATTTTCTGTTTCAAGTCCCATACTCTTTGCCCGAGCACGAAGTTCCGCCATTTGCTGAGACAATTCTTTTACATTACGAGATGCATTGGGAGCTGCCAAACCATCACGTAAAGCAGTTACTTGACTACTTAATTTCTTTTCAACTTTCGGAAATTTTTCCAAATAATCATGCAACTGACTTTGTAGATTAGAAATACGAATAATAGCCTGAGTTTCTGCATTTTCCTGCGAAGATGAGTCTCTGAACTTTTGAATTTTACGCTGTGCCTTTTCGGCTTCATTACCAACATACTTATAAGCATCTGCCATCGAATCAATGCCTTGGATATTAAACTGGTTTGCCCAATTACGAGCAATTTGATTTTTATCTGATCCAATATTCTTATCTAAAGCTTCAAATAGACTGTTTGCTTGTGATGTAATATTTGAAACAAAAGAGTATTCCTGAGATCCAAGACCTTCATCAGTGCCCTCAAGCGTTCTGCGATATCCTTCCAATCGAGCAGTTAACGTATTGATATTTTTTGCATCCTGCCAGCCAACTTCAATCGACTCCTGCTCTGCATTGATTCTATTGTTAATTTCGGTTGTAACAGCGTTTTCAATATCACCACGTTTACTTAGCAATTCATTGGTTTTTGCCCACTCTGAAGAACTGGCTTTCAAAAATCCGCGATTAGAAAATTCTGTTTTAATCTCATCCAGTTGATTCTGGGTATTAACATATCCTTTTTGCGCGTTTCCTTGTGTCCATACATTCCCGTTACCAATAGAATTTGCAAGAGTCCTGCCACGAGATTCCAATTGTTTTGTCAGCCGTTCATACTCTGCAAAAAGCTCTTCATCGGTTGGGATAGATTGGTTTACGATCCACTCGCGCAATTCTTTCGCTTTTGCTAAAAATTGGTTTTGAACACTACTAACATTTACACCAGATGTTTTGGCCCGTGATTTTAACGTGCTGATCTCGTCTTTTGCGTTGTCGATCTCACGTTTTTTGTTGTCAAAAGCAGTTTTGTTACGCTTTGCGTCGATTCCATAAAGATCTTTCTTTGCTTTAAGCAGTCTATCGTATGCATCCTGAAGCTGATTGACAAGATCAATTTCTTGTTTATCTGCACGTTTTGATGTGAAATTGTTTCTTGTCTGCATAAAATCTTCAGTGTGCTGTTTCTATGATTTTCCAGCACTCCATCCAGGATAATTTGCGTCAAGCTCTTTCTCAGTATCATCAGCACGGTTCCAAAGCTGTCCTTTTCGTTTGATTTGCGTAAGAACATTCTTTTGATAATTTTTATCGCTGGAAGTATCCTGAGTGTTTTCCAGCTTCATAATTTCATTCAGAATTTTCGCAAGCTTATCTTCCAAGCTCTTTTGAGATGGTGGATTCCCGTTATTCGGTGGAGTATTGTTTCCACCATTATTGGGCTGTGGATTTGCGGGTTTTGGAGCAGGTGGTACCGGAGGCTGAGGTTGTGGATTATTATTACCTCCATTGGGCGGCTGTTGAGCAGGTGGGGTGTTATTGTTAGGCTTTTGTTTTTTGCCTGGCTTTTTCCCGCCATTATTCCCACCTTGTCCAGTTACATCCGTCACAACCACTTCGCCATTGATCGTAATTTTGTCTGGTACAATAATATCTGTATCTGAAACTGTAATTTTTCCCTTGATATCAATAGGATTGTCCCCGTTTGCCAATGAGGCAAAATACTCTTCGAGCGATTTCTTGGCACCATTCAATGTTTCGGTTTGTTTGCCAAGTGACGCATTGGCGTTATCAACTTCTCCTGCAAAATATTGCTGAATACCTGCTGCTGCACCAAGGGAATCGCGATAATCTTCTAGTGTTTCGCTTGGTTTTGTGAAATTTGGTGTTTCAGGTAATGGGAGCTGCTGAACAGGAGCGGTTTCTTTTATTGTTAAATCAGACGAATCCGGCAAAATTTCTTCCGCTTTGTTAGCCGATGCTTCCAACTCGGTATCGCTAATTGAAGTTTTTACCTTGATTTCAATTGCTTTATCTGGCACTGTAATATCGGCTTCCGTCAGTGTAACATGTCCAGGAATCTCCACTGGTGTCTCTGGCGGGGTAATATCTTCCGGCTTCAATGCAACCTTTTCAGCAATCGAAGGCGTGTCAACCGCACTTTCCTTGACAGGAGTAACTCCGTTTTGCTTCAGTTTTTCAAGTTCCGCGTTGTTCTTTTCCAGTTCTGCTGTCTGGTTCGCAAAACCCTCATTGGCCACTGCAATGCTATCAGCAGTTTGTTTCGCTGCGTTGCCGACCTCTGCGTAATATTTTGCTGCTTTTGCCAATAAATCGGTCAGATAATTGATAGCTGCATCTTTTTCTCCAAGGAACGGTTCTTTGTCTCCAGAAGACGGGAAAATGCTGTTCAACTCAGACATTTCTTTGAGCAATTTATCTTTTGTCTGGTTGTCTGTCAATTTTGATACATCAATATTATTCCAGGCATCTGCAAGACCAGAGAGCATATGGATGGCCTGAATCATAGTATTCGGATCAAAATCACCTTTTGCACTTCCAAGCAGAGAACTTGACCAATCTTTTATGCTGTCCATATACGGTTTTACATGTGCCGTATCCAAGACAGGAAGTTCTTTTTGAAACTCTTGGAAAGAGCTGAAAATGTCTAATCCTGAAGAACCACCATATTTGCCCTTCATAAGATTTGCTAGATTCTTTGTCGCACTAGCAATCAGTGTAACGACTCGCCGCCAGTCCTGCTCAAAATCAACGGCCGACGCATTCAGATCGTCCATAGCTTTATTCGCATCAGACAATCCCTGTGCGGTCTTTGCAGTTGCAGCACTAGCATTCTCAGAAGCCTTTGCCTGATGATCGGCAAGATTCTGATAAATAATATTCTTTTGTTTTACAGCGGCTGCTTCTGCGTTTTCATTCTTTGTGGCGGTATATTGCGCATTGGCCATCTGCTCCATGATTTTGTCATCAGACGGAATATTGACCTTTTTCTTTGCGCCGGTCTGAGCTGCAGCTCCATTAACACCTTTTATAGTTGGGGTGATCGCAATACCATTGAAAGCAGCTTCAACATCTTTCCGTATTTTAGACAGCTGATCTGGAGCAATATTTGCCACGATAGCAACGTCATTAAGCCCAGCTTCAATCTTAGTTTTCAGCGCGGTGACACTATCGTCGCTAATCGTTCCTACTACATCAACAGGAATCTCTTGTTTAGCAGCCGTACTTGCATCAACGGCAGTGGTCTTTTTGCCCTTTTTTGTATGCTTTGTAGAAGTAGTAGAGGTCGAAGCAGATGCGCCTTCCAGCTTTGAATAATCAAGACCATCAATTACACCTTGCAGTTGGTCTCTGATCGTATCGAGGCTGGCCTGGGTCGCTTTCAAGTTGACTTTTGTTTCTGTCTCTTTTTCTTTGAAAACATCCAATGCCTTATCAACATTCGAGATTTTTGCCATAATAGGCACAAGATGTTTATCGCCCTCTTGGTATTTAGAAACACTCTTTAGAAGACTGTCTACGTCCAGTTTGCCCTTGATCTCAACGCCGTCTTTTGGGATTTTTTTATTGATATCTTCTTGTAATTTGGCGGCATCAATTTGCGGGTCAACCTTAACTTTGATGCTCAATTCTGGTTCTCTCGCCATGTTTTATTCCTCCTTCTGGAGCAACCAATCTCCGAATCTAAAAAAAGCAGGCTTTAATAAGTCTGCTCATCTTTTTGATTATTTTGTATTGTCGTGATTGATCCGCTGCTCGACCATTTTTACGATATCTTTATTGTGTTTATTGATATCTTTCTGAGTATTCGTCATAAACGGACGCGGTTTCATCCACCTATAGCGCTTGTGTGTCCATGGATTTCGTATGTTGTCACTTTCAAGCAAGCGGGGGAGTCCATCTGGATTATGATATTCTTTATGGTTTGCAAGGCGAGGACCTTCAACTTGAGTTTCATTATACACGGTCAAAACGCGACCATGTACAACATCTCTGATATTTGAATCATCCAATAATCCGCCATTGGTTTCACGACGTTCATATTCAACAGGGGAATAGGTTGCATAAACATCTTGCTCTACATGAGATTTCATCTTATCTTCCACATAATCTTTAACCTCATTTTTCAGAGCTTTATTTGCCCGTTTCATAATTTCTCGCTGAAGCCCCTCAACGGTATTGAATGATTTCTTCCCCATAGTTTACTCCTTGCCTTCAGCGACTGCAGAAATAAGTTCTGTCGTATCAATTGAAGGAGCACCATCGAGCATTCCTTCAGGAGTTTTGACACTATAGTTATCTTTTTCTACCGGTTTCTTCAGATTTTCTTCAGCGATTTTTTCAATCATTTTGTTCATGTCGAACTGATCACCAATGCCGCTCAGTACATCAGCGGCCAACTGCATCAACTGCTCAAATGGCTGATTCTTTGCTGCGGCTTCAAATGCGGCCATATACTGCTGGCGGGCAATCTCGATTTTTTCGCGGCAAGCCTTGTTCAGTGTAGTCAGAATATACTTGCGCGGAGCCTCGTTCATCAACTTGGTCGTTTCATCAGAGAAAGCCAGTTCACTCATCTGGTCCTGGTCCATCTCACTGGTTTCCAGACCAGTAAACATAATCAGTGTTGTAATTCGGAAAGCGTAATCATACAGCGCCGGCTCGTAACGGCCATCGCGCTCAGACAGGCTTACCACGCTGTCAACAAACAAAATTCGTTCAGCCAAAGTCAGATTATTCTTTGCATCCATAAGTATTAGTCCTCCTGATTTAATTTATTGTTTTCAAGTTCCATCTTTACAGCTGTCGCAATGCACATCGCGTCAGCTTCATCAGACGAAACATCTTCTCCATAATAGGTTTTCACATAGTTGATGGCCTGCTGCTTTAATTCTGCACGTTTTACTCGACCCTGTTTAAATCCTAATATTTTTCGCCACTCGGATGGCTTAATGATCTCATAGGGAATATTGTTTAGCTCGCATACCCCCATAATCGCTCCTTGCAGTTGCGCCAGCTGGATCAATGTTTTTGGCGAGCTTTGCAGTGCAACATCTTCGATCACTACAAGGTCAGGACGATTGTTCTTGATACGGCTCTGGATCATCTGGCGCATCATTGTTGAGCGTTCCAAGACATCCTTGGTTTTGCTCAGGTCGATCAGCGAGTGATAAACAGTGTCGCCATCAATGGTACAGACACCCGTCTTTCCGAGAGCCTGGTCAAAAGCAATGATTTTTATAATAAACACTTCCTTTTTCTTTCTGGATGTGGTAAAATTCAAATTTGAAGAACACCTGCGTATCCCTTTTGGGAATTATTAAAACGGCGAGAATTAGTAGGGGCTTCCCGAAGTCCAGTAGTACAGCTGCTGGCAGAAAGGAGGCCCATATGATGATTGACTTCGACACCATGTCTAAGTTCGTTCAATTCGTAGCTGCTTTGGTGACTATCGCCAAGTTTGTTATGGAAGTAAGCCAGCCCCGGGCATAAGCGGGGCCAATTGTCCGATTATTCACTGAAGCTCCTATGCAAATTAGAGAGCGGAAAGTCGCCACGTGGGTGTTCTTCTTATTTGTGAGTTTCCTCATATCAACGCGCAATTGCAATAATTGTGCGCTCATAAAAGGGGCAGAGCCCCGAAAGACTCTGCCTCGTGTAAATGCTATGTATCAGCCCTCGTTAGGGAAGATCAAAGAGAACATGTCGCCATTCTCGTCGGCCAGAACGTCGAAGGTCATGGTCAGAGAGACGGGATCGCCGGTGTTCTGCCAGGACAGCTCGAAGCCAGCCTGAGGAGCAGCCTTGTACCAGATGGGATGTGCCTCGATGATGTCGTCGTTCTCGGTCTTGTAGGGAATAGAACCCTCGACACGATAAGCCTTGGGGAAGTGACGGCTATCCAGGTGCACAACCTGAGCGGCTGCCTGCTTTGCGTAGTAATAAACAATGTAAGCAGTCTCCTGGGTTGCTTCAGCCACAGTAACTTCGGTGCCGCCCTCAGTAACAGTAGCGGTGATCTCGGTTCCCAGATCGTCATCAGCCTTAAAGACCTGAACAGCGGTGGTGCCAGCAACAGTAGAAATGGTCAGCTTGCCAGCCTCGGTGCAGGTGACCTTCTCGCGCTTCAGGAAGTTTGCGGTGGTGCCCAGGTCGTTGCCAGACAGCATCTGGAAGACCTTGACGGGGTAAACCTGTGCCTCGATGGTCAGAGTGCCGGTACGAGAGCCATCAAACTGCACGCGGTTAGGTGCGCCCTGGCCGCCGGTTGCGAACACGCGGTCACCCTCAAAAGAGGTAGAAGTGACGTTAGCCCAGTCAACATTCAGGAACAGCTTCTTGGTGGAGTAGTCGACCAGCATCAGATCGGCGACCTCGCGGTTGGCGAAATTTGCATTCTTGTTAGCCATAATTGTTATCCTCCTATAGTTTCGTTTTCTTTGTCAATTCGCTCTATCCATTTCGAGGGGTCATATTTACCGCCCCAAACGGAGTAATTCATTTCAGCGATATTTAGTTGTTTTGCGCGTAATAGTTGGGAGAACGTATCTCGTATCTGTCCAACTGTCAGCTCAAAGATGTTTGAATAATTCAAACTTGGATGAAAAGTGCATAAGAGAGAAATCATGTTCGGCAGCTCGAAATTCGGGTCTGCCTTTTTTGTTTGTTTGAACTTTTTCTTCTTCTTTTGGAACTTCTCATAAAACAAGCGATCTTTTTCGGTCTTGAATTTTGGAGCTTCTTCCGGGATGTCGCTTTCGTCGATATCAACCATCTGCAAGCAAATCTTTGTTACGGTTGAATAGTTGCTTCTGTCGATATAGCCACCGATAGAAAATCCTTTTTTGCCGTTATTTTCTTTGTCGATAAAAATTGCTCGATGCTGCTCGTCCCACTCCAATTCCCCAGAAACAAAAAGACCCAGAGCCGAAATTAGTTCAGCCCTGGATTCATCTGTCGATGTAAGAATATCGAACATCACAATATTTGCTTTTTGCTCACTTGTCATTTGCTCCCAGATATCTGGCATCTTCATCATAGTTGCCGCATCGTGGTAGTATTTTTCTGGGGTATATAAAAATAATGTCAGTGCGTATTGATACTGGGTGTATCCTATCTTCAAAATGTCTTTCAGAAAAGGGGAGTGGATTCGTCCAACGTCTTTTAGCTGCACGCCATATGGACTCAGATGATCAAGGTACGAAATTTTTCTCATCAGCGAGCCCTCCTAAAAGAGCCGACCTGATAAACAAGCATTCGTCCGTAATAGCACTGCGCCGGCTTATAGATGCTGCTTCCAGCCCATTCAAGCGGTCCAATTCCAAATTCTTTGTTTCCATTCAGAAGCTTATCAATATCACTGGCCAAAATATCAATGCGTGTCCCAGCTTGTCCTTTCCGATGATATGTTTGCATAAGGTTTTTACTGCAATATGCAAACACATAAATGGTCATCATCGTAATAGAATCGCCGCTGGTTTGTTCTGGCACAACCTCAACACACAAAAATGTTTTTGAGTTTTCCTGTGTATCTGGAACATACTCATACTTAAACACGCATCCACCTTCACCCGACCCATTCTTACCAAGCAGAAGAGTTTCGGGATCGTCGATATCATCTGTGTTGCCCAATAAGACATCAAGGACATTTTCGTCATTGATCAACTTGGAAACGACCCGATTTTTGAATACCCCGATTTCATCGAGATTCATATCAGATCACCTCCAATTCGATCTTTTCAGTAAGGCCGGCTGCTTTAACCGTCAGTACCACGACTTGTCCAATCAGCTTAGAATCGTCCATACAAGTGATCTTACACTTTGCACCGGTCGTAGTCGTATTACCGCCTTTGAAACATACTCCCGTAGGAGTACAATCGCCGGTAATCGTCCATTCTGCGCCGTCGTACACTTCGCCATCGATTTTTGCAGTAAACAGCTTGCCAAATCCGCCCGTTGGGATGGATGGTTCGCCCGTAAACTCTATCGAAAGCACTCTGTCGTCTACGGTGTCGTCGTTAGGATAGGTGATTTCCACGTTATCGGAAGCATCTTCCGGCACATAATTGCAGATCATTTTCTCTACATTGTCTGTTTCTGCGTTGTAAAGATCCTGTTCAACGTTAAATGAAAGGAACCCGATCTGGTCATTATCATAGTCAATTCGGCCAGTCATCTGATCAATTGACGTGATTCGATAGGTCTTTGGTTCTCCATTGACGATCTCCAACATCAGCCGCTTTCCAATGTTCAGGCGAGCAGAATACTCGTCGAACGGAGTTTGAATGCGGAATTCACGGGTTGAATAACTCATCACCTTATTCTCACTCAGGTTGGAGTAATACGGCTTTTCCACAGTTGCCCATAGAGATACAATCTTTTTTGTCTGGTCGTCCTGCCACACGATCTGTTTCTGGCAGATCTGAATGCGGCCGCGCACGGTAATCTCATCGTCTGCATCACGTTCGGTAATCAGCCAGTGGCTCTTACCCCAGTACATAATGCTGCCGATCTCAAAATCCTCACCAGGTCTTGTGCGGAATATTTTCTGGTTTGTAACAGTAGACGATACAATATTCACCCAGCGAGGTACGTCATCTATCGTCACTTCTTTATAAGAAGGATTGACTGGCGCTAAAAAGCGCGTATCATGGAGTGCCTTATTGATCACCCTGTCGCGCTGCGTCTCTCCATCCTGTTTCAGCATGGCTCTATATTGAGATCTTGTCATATCCCACCGCCTTACTGTGTCCATTCAGAAACACTGTTTGACTTAAAGGAATACAAGTTCATCTCAGCAGTCAATTTGCGCTGCGACTGCGCCAAAAGGTCTTTCATCTGCTCCAGTAGCTTAGCAGGGGAGAAGAAAGAAAAGTCCTTGGTGCTCATAGCGTTCTTCAAAGCGTCAGAGTTGTAAACATACGGCTCCAGCCAATGCACAATCATGCTCAACGCCAGAATACTCTGTTCCTTGCGGGTCAGAGTAACATTGAACTGCTGCAGCTCATCATCATAGTCAGTCAGGTCTTGCACGCAAATGTCAGCAAAATCATCAATGGCAGCCTGAAGCAGGTCGCTCTCTGCATCTGCAAACATCTCGTCAGTATATCCTTCCTTGTCATAATCTCGAATGCGCCCACGACAGCGGGCATAGATACTTTCAAAAGTGGTTGCCATGACCCGCCTCCTTTACATCAAATTGTGTCTTCCAACTCAACAGACAGGGAGTCCTCCAGCGCCTTAATTGCACTGCGGCTGTCCAGCTCACCGGTTTCGATCTTTTTCTTAGCCTCAGATGCAATCGCATCCTTGGTGCCGCCCGGCAGTGTCGGGACGATCTTCTTAATCTCATCGGCGGGCATTGTAAACACGTCATTGAAGTTGTCGGTGGTCAGACTATTTTTGTAATAGCGCTCAACGCCAAGCTTCTTGATAATGGCGGGATCATCGATCAAAATCCAATTTTCCTCAAAGAACCGGCGCTGATTACCGCGCATAGAAACCAGCTCGCGATACTCCATTTCCTGAACATCGCCAAAAGCCTCCCACTCAACGGTATAGCCGGGATTCAAGGTGGACTTATAGATCAGATTACCAGCTGTGCCATTGCGGCACTCCACCATGGTCTCGTTTGTAATTTCGACTACGGGCTCGGTTGCTACGGGAGCAGCAGCTTTCGCGGCTGTAGTCTTAGTTGTACGTCTTGCCATTCGTTCCTCCTATTTAATAAAAGAAGCGGCAGGGTTGTTGCCCCACCGCCATTCAACTCAAATTATCGATCAGGCCATCTTGTATGCGCCGAAGTCACGATCAAACACAATGGCAATGCCAGTGCGCTTCATCATCAGGAACTCCTGGCTCATATCGGCGTTGTTCATCGGTGTGCCCATCAGCATAGTGACATCACCCTCGGTAACGCGCTTAATGGGCTTGGTGTCGCCAGCAAACACGTACAGGGTCTTGTCATCCAGGATGAAATCGGTGGTGCCGGTAGCGTGACGCTGCTTCACAGCAATCAGCTCAGTACCATTGAAGCGGCCAAAGTGACCCATTGCGTACATATCTTCCTTGGCGGAATCAGACACAACGGCAGTCTTGATCTGACGCAGAGCCTTACGGGTGCCAACAATCACAGCGGTCTCGCCAGTAGAAGCCTCAACGTGCTCGATCAGGTCCAGCAGCTTGTCCTCGTCAAAAGAGCCGGTCTCAATGTAGGGAGCATTCAGCTTGCTGAACATGCCAACGAATGCGGCGTATGCAGAATCCAGCTCATCCTTTGTGAAGGACTTGGAAACGATATCAACAAACTTGTTAAAGTCGATACGGCCAGCCAGAACACGGTTCAGCTCCTCGTAGATCTTAATAGCGTGCAGCTGAGTATTGACGGTGATGTCAGTACCAGCTTCCAGACGCTGACGGCGCACGCCCTGAGTACCCTCGGCGATATCGGCAACAGCAAACAGGCACTCGCGCTCGATGTGGAACTTGGGAGTGTCGCCCAGAGCCAGGTTGCGGTCCTCGACCATGTTCATAAAGAACTCGTCACCCTTCAGACCTTCCTCAGAAATAACATTGACCAGCTCCTCAACAATAGCGAACACCTTGGAGCAGCTGCCATCACGCAGAGCCTTAATGTCCAGCTTGGTGGAACCGCCATTTGCCTCAACCAGAGCCTTACGCAGAGCCTCCTGGGTGTCGTTCACAGAATAATCACCAGCAACGTGGCCTTTGTAGCCATCGAGAGCCAGCTTGACCAGATTAGAATCAATAGCCATGGTATAAACCTCCTATAATAAAAATGGCCGCCCGCTTTAAACGGACGGCTTTATGTTGATTTCTTAAAACTTCGGAATCACTTCAGGGTGATCATGTAGTAGGTATAGCGACCATCGCCAAAACCAACAGTCTCAACGAAGTCAATGCAGCCAAAGGTCTTGTCATCAGCAGCTTCCTGAATCTGGATCTTGGTGTCATCGGCAGCAAAACCGACATACTTGCCCTTTGCAGGAGTGCCGTTAAATGCCTCGGCAGTAGCAGAGAAGCCACCCTTAGAAACATTCAGAGCGTAAACGCGCACGGGCTTACCAGCCTCATTGACCCACTCTGGCAGATAGTGTGCCACGGTCTGATCATAGAACAGCTCAACGCCAGCAGTCAGATACAGGTCAGCAACGGTGGAAGTTGCGGTGGGAGCGGTAGCCTTGTAGACCTCGCGACCCAGCTTCTCGCCCAGAACAACCAGCTGAGCGTTATCAATCTCAGCAGCATTGGACTCCTTGTAGAAAATAGCACTCTCCAGCTGAGCACCATCCAGGGTGCCACCCAGCTTGTCAATGCGCACAACAGCATGCTTATTATTAGCCATAATTATGTACCTCCTAATTTTTGGTAAATTACTTATTGCCGAGATAGTGTTCGATCAGACCACCATACGCGACATCTGAACCGTTCTGGGTGCCACCCACGCCAAAGCGGACGGTTCCTTTGTTGTTTTTATTGGGAACATAAGAAAACTCAGCACTCTTGCGGCCAACCAGCGCATAGCACTTGGTCTCCAGATCGGAGTAGCTGATCTCCTTGTTCTCTTTCAGTGCAATATACTCAGCATCTGCGCCAAGCTTCTCGTCAAAGGTGGCAAACAGAGCGTTGCGCTTTGCTTCCATCTCAGCGGCTTTTGCGTCAGCTTCGGCCTGCTGATATGCTTCCAGCTTTGGTTTGATTTCGCTAACTTCATTAGCCGCTTTAGTATAGCTGTCAGACAGTTCAACAAGTTTGTCAGTCAAAGTAGAAAACATAGTGATTAGGCCAGGCATTACGTCGCCATTATCCCAGTCCTCATAAACGACCTTCTTACGTTTAATATTCTCATACTCCAGAACAACATTGTCGCCGTTCATAGAGTAGGGAATCCCCATCAGTTGATATGTGCCAGAATCGGTTACAATAACTTCGTTGTCCTGAATATCAGTGAGCCAATACTTAGGAATCATGCATTCATGATCCCAACGAGAAGGAACCTGAATTTCAAGCAGCGCATTATAAACTTCATCACGAAGCTGATTAGCGGTCAAAGTAAATTCGCTGGATGCAGCAGGTTCGCCTTCGGCTGTCGGTGCTGTATTTTCAGTTGGAGCAGCCTCTCCCTCATCTTTGTTTGCCACGGTATTTTCAGCCGCAGGAGTCTTATCTTCACCCTCTGCTGGAACAGACTTTTCCGTGGTCTGGGTCTCTGGCTCCTGCACAGTATTCTCTGCCGGAGGAGTCGCAGTCTCGTGATTTTCGGCCGCAGTGTTCTCGGCAGTTGCAACCGAATTCTTTTCATTTTCATTCATTGGCGTTGTATCTCCTTTCTCCTCATCGGATGGATTATCATTTTGCGCAGTATAGTTCTGCTGAATTGCTTGATACTCATAGAGCCGATCGCGGATCTGAGCGGTAATATCTTCAACAGAAAAATTGGCAGTAACGCAGCTGCCTGTCATAGCGGGCTTGATACTCGGATCAGTCGTAGACAGAATGCAGCAACCATCAAATTTAAAAGACCCCACAGGAACGTTGCCGTTCTTATCTGCGGGGCCACAAGCCATATCGGTTAGCTCAACACTGTGATTCTTCGTACCATCGCGGGTAAAAATATCTACAGGATCGCTAAACTTTGTCCAAATCAAACCATCAACACGCAAATACTCCCGTTCAATACCGGTGCCGTCATCCTTAACAATCCAACGAGGATTACAAGATTCAGGAATAACACCATAAGCTTGACCAGCATAGACGTACTTCACGTCTTTGTTGGTGATTCGCAGTTCATGTTCATGTCCTTTAAAGTCCTTATCTTCCTCGTCAAGTTCATCTACAACATAACCAAGGATCGGCGTATTACAGATTGTCGGTACTGCTTTGTTGATCGCGTCTTTCGTAAAACTTGTCTTATTGAGGTTTGCTCCAGTGTGCATTACATCAATGCTGACATCAATGAAGCGAAAATCAGAAGATTCGTATTCGCCCTTCTTAATAAAAGAAACCGGATATCGTTGATTCATTCTGTTTTCACCTCCTCGTCAGCAAAATAAAAGCCCTGGCGAATCGCAACCTGCAACTCAGCCAGAGCATTTTCAAACACAGAATCGTATACAAAAACATACTTGTTTGTTGGGTCTATTCGTAGCATCAGAGCGCCACGGTCGGTCAGGAACTTTGCCATCCCGGCGGAGTGTGCTCCGTGTACGATAACTTCATAAATCTCCTGACTCATCTTATGCCTCCTGTCTATCAGCGCTTACATTGCCAGCATCAGACAGGCCCTCGCCCTTACTTGCGTTTGTTGGGCGGCCACCTTCATCCCCGGCGGAACCGGACTGAGTATTGGAGCTCTTGAGCGGTGTTTCACCAGCACTAAGTCCCAGGATTTCATTTTCAAGATAAGTCATGTTCTCATAATCGCTGCCCGCATAACCAGTAGTTGCAAGAGCGGCGGTTCGAGTCGGCATACCATAGGTGGCATCCTTGAGATATCTTTCATGCATCTCAGTCACGTTATAATGAGTGACTGGTAGGAAGTTTAGGCGGAACTTATAAGAACTGGAAACGCTCTTCAGCTTGCGATTGATCCAGCGCTCCAACTGTCGCATCACCGCAAACACGATCTCCTGGTCATTCACAGTACACAGCTGCAGGGTAGTAGCAGAAGGATCTTCGCCACCGCCGAACAGATTCTTATTCACGCCAGCGCCTGTAAAGAATGTGGCCTCAGCATTTGCGACCTCTTTAGAGTCACTGTTCACGCCACTCTTTTCAAAGTTCCAGCTACTGATCTTCATGGGAGTAAGAATTGCGCCAATATTCGGCGGCAGTACATTACTCATCATGTCATAAAACTCTTTTGCAGTATCATAGTCGATCAAGAAAGAGCCGTCAGCATCATTCACTGGGATCTCCATTGCCAGCGCTTTATAGTTGTTGGTCTCACTTGCGTTTTTACTGATGGCACGGTAGTCTTCAATATCGGCAAGCGCACTAAACAAACTTACAAACGGTGGAATGGGAATATAATCGTGCTCGTTTACTTTAATGCAGATGGACTTGGAACTGTCCAGCTCCTGCCACTTGTAGTTCTGCGAGTCAGCCTTATATTGGTTATACATCGTCTCAAACTCCGGCGGATAGTTGGGTAGTTTGTCTTTGTTGGAATCAAAGTAAGAAAAATCAAAAGCAAAATTATAAACGCCGTCCTCAATGCTACTTATTTTACAATAGTCTGCATCAAGATTTTGAAAAGCAAAACTATCATTCGTCTCCCACGCATAGCCATAGTAAACGTCATCGCGGAATGCAATTGTCAGTATCTTCGTGGCTTCGTGCGGGATATTCATCAGCTCAACTGCTGTTACAGCAGAATAATATGCCTTCTTAAATTTATTGGCGTTAATTGTCTTAGAGCGATCAAGTCCATACGGAGAGATCGTGTAAGAATATGTAGACATATTCGCAAAATATTGAATCAGTCGGCGATAGTAGTTTGAAATATTGAATAGATATTTACTCATATTTCGTAGCTGCTTCTCATAGTTAGCTGGGTTGCCAAGATAGGTGACGATCTGATTCTTAGTATATTTTGTATACGTCGGATTTGTGTCGGTACTCGATGCCAGATTGCGGATACCGATATGTGACAGGTTCGCATAAACGCCATTGACAAGATCCTGATATGTTACATAAGAGGTCTTGCCATCTTTGGCATTTGTTACGCGGACCTTTTTCTGCATTTTATCTTCAGCCATTACAGTCCTCCCTTCTTTAATACAGGCGCTCTAAAGTTAAACGTGAGCGAAGTTGGCTTTTTATTCTTCTTCTCCATGCTTCGTTCAACTTGCTGCGCAATGTAATAGTTGTAAGACAGGGAAGAGTAGCGGTCTTTACGGCAGCCGGATTTCTCCTTGACCTTAATAACGTTATTCACAGTTTCGTAGCCCAGGTTCACGAGTTCGTTTACAGCAAGCCCGGTATTGATATATGGCATCTGTAGTGCGGCTCGTTCAGTAGGCGACATTTTATCATAGCCTTTATAGATTTTGCGCAACTGGTCTTCACATCCGTACTCACTCTGAAGCAGATGGATACGTCCTTGCTGGAAACCGCTACGTAATCCAATGGCTACATCACTGTTAAACTGAGAGCTGCCCATAATAGCCTAGATGACCTTTTTGGCATTTTTGTCAGAACAGCGAGATGCGATTTCTTGATTGTTACAGCAGCTAATCGCAGGATACGTTTCGCCTGTTTCTGGGTCATACATATCGCGCATCAACAGGTCAACCAGAGGCAATCCAACACCTCTACAGTCAACCCCGATATAATCACAGTTGAAGTAATCGAAATACCGTCGTAGTTTTAATGCTTGGTCTTGCGCACTCATACCCTCAACGTTCTCTGAATAGACAAAGTTGCTGGTATAGCGCCCTGATTTATTCAGCAGCATACAGTTCAAGAAGATACTGGTTGCATCGTTGTCGTTTTTGCGGCTACTCATCAATGCAATATCGGCAGTAAGAATTCGCACTTCGCCATTTTTCTTTTTCGGCACATCCATAGCAGCTTGATTAAGTAAAAGATTCGGTGCGTAAAATGCTTTTTCAATGACGCGCGTTTTGTTGATGTCATCAAATTGGAATAGCCCACCCTCTGTAGCACCAAGCCACTTACATTCGTTCTCCATTGCAAATGTCAAATCAGAAAAACTGGATTCACTCATTTCATCTTCTACAGCCTCCTTCAACAGCAAGCCGCTCTTGATTGACATTTGATACGGGAAGGATACGCAGAAATATTTCTTATTGAAATCGATCATATTTACGAAGTAGTCCTGACATTTTTCATAGCTCCAATGGTTTTGGAACCAAGCAGAACTTAGATAGAATTCTTTATTTCGCTCTGCAAGATGTGCATATTGTGGCTTGTCCAAATATCCAGGATGACGAACAATATTCAGGAACTTCTTCAAGATTAAATCGATAACATCTTTAGATAGTAATCTATATTCATCACAGATGAGAAGTGTAGCTCGACTACCACGACTGCTATCTGTTGCAGTGACAACTTTGATATAGCTACCGTTCCTAAATATAATTTCTGCCTTTTGATTATTGATATCGACCTTTTTGATTTCAGATCGTAGAAGGGGACTATTGGGGTAGATCTCCTTCATTATCTTTTCATCCAAAATACTGATAGATTGGCTTCTTACCTTACAGGCAATACAAACCTTAGAACCGGGCCATAAAATACATGTAATCACACAGAAAACTGCGGTTAGAAATGACTTACCAAGGCCGCGAGCAGCAATGAAGCAGAAGCCGGTGCATCTCACCATCAAAAACAATAGTAGCTCTTGGAATGGCTTCAATGTCAGGTTTAAATAGTCTTTTGCAAACCGCTGAGGATTCGCTCTATAGAATGATGCCCTCAAGGCAACTGCGTTCATTATTTTTTCTGATTTTGTATTCGCTACTTCCTTATCTGTTAATTTCTCTTTACTCATGCGGAACCACCGCCTTCGCCAATACCGAAAATAGTTTCGCGGAGGCTGGTATCTGTGGCATCGTCCTCATTTGTCTCTGGTTTATGAGCAGTATATCGTTCAAACTCTTCGTCAAATTCGTCTTGATATGGATTCTTTAAGTTGAACATCTTAAGCAAAGTACCCAGAACCCATACTCTAAAATACTTACCGATACCATCAACGTCCTGCCACTCTGGCGACGGTTCTGGAATCGGCTCTTCCTCTTCCTATTTCTGAATCAGCGTGCCAAAAGTATTCGTCTCAGCCAGTGCGTTATCGTTCGTCTGGTTCGGCTTGATTTGGGCAGAACCCATTAGGTTTTGTAGGTTATCGTTTGCCTCTTTGATCTTTTTGGTATCACCGGTTGCATCAGCCTTTTCGCAGTTAAGCTCTGCCTTTGCGATGCGTTTGAACAGAATCTCCTGCGCGGCCGTCTTACATTCGTGGCGTGTAATAAGGTTCTGGTAGTGGTCTTCGAGGAACAGATAATCTTGGTCATCCAAACCACGTCCCCAGTTCTTAATCATTCTCTGAGTGACCTTTGTACCCTTTGTATCGCCGGCAGCCAACGCATCCTTTTTCTTCTGATCGATTACATCATCATAGGATTTACCAGCGTGCTGGCGCATATTAAGCCGTCCCATGTAGGTGTTGATCTTCAAAGCGGATGCGGTAGAATGCTCAGAAGCCTCCAGCAGCTTATCATCAACATAGGTGTCAAACATCATAGCCAGACGATCGATCGCCTCGTCCTCGTCGTTATATTTCTTGGCGTAAAACTCAAACATGCGCTCACGACACTCATTGCACCATGGGAGATATCCATCATTACCCATAAACCATTGGCTCTGCGTTTTTGAGAAATTTCCCTTACGCACGTCATAGATCTTCCCACAACACATACACTTGCCGCCACTCCAGGACGGCGGAACCTTGATACGGGGTTGTTTCTTATCTGCGGCAACTCTGGCCATAGCCAATCACCACCGTTCCGTCGTCCATCATATCATCGAAGCGATATTTGATCTGATCCTATAGTTTTAAAACTTCATTCAGTTTTTTCGTCTTGCGGAATTTTGTATATACAGAGCCGGTTACCGGGTGCTCTCCAATCTCTTCGTAAAAAATTCCCATAGCGCGAACAAACAGCGCTGTCCGTCTGGAATAGCAGTAGAAGTAATCGCCTCCTAAATCTTTGTGATATTTTTCTTCCATCTCTAATTTGGAACCCTCCTTTTTAATTTATTTTTGTGGGTACAGGTATGCGAGTCGAACGCATCCAAACACAGCTTATGAGGCTGGTCAGCACACCGGCGCTGTCACCTGCGACATATAAAAATGCCCCAGGCCGTAGCCCAGGGCATCAAAAATCTCTATTAAATTACTATCTTTGCTGGCTTCTCCAGCTTGACATCGTACAGACATTCTAGGCCGCTGTCATCGATTACAGCCACTGCCTGCTGCGGCACATCATTCTTACGCAGTCCAATTGCGTAGGAATCACTGCCACAAACGCAGCCGCTCTCAATAACCTTCGTACCATGCACCGTTGTCATGCCGTTTGTGTGGCGGTGACCAAGGAACACCATGTCGATTGGCTGCTTTACCATCAATGTCAGATGCTCAACCACGTTAGTAGGGGAGTCCTTATCTCCATGTGCGTACATCACAAGACTATTTCTAGCCTTAAATCCGCCAAAGGTCGGATCGAGCTTCTCTGTCTTGATATCAATACCAGCCAGATTCTGCAGTCGTGCCTTCATATAGAACGGAATCAGTGCTTCAAGTTCGTCGCCTGCTACCTGATCATCTTTGTTGGGGAATACTCGTGAATGATTGCCACTCACAGAATATACATCAATATGCTGGCATACCTCGTACAGTGTAGCAACAAAATTACTTACCAGTTCTGCAGCCGTCATAACCTGCTCAATGCTGTTTTCATTGTTCTGCACGCGGGTATTAACATGGATATGCCCATTGATCAGGTCACCCAACAGCAACACATGAATCTTTTCGGCTGTATGTCGCGCTACGATATTGAATACCTGTGCAGCATAACTCTCAAGCCGAGCCTTTAGAATATCCTTGTTGAACTTATTCCACGCCGAATCAATACCAGCGCCAGCATGTAAATCAGACAAACACACAATCACATCGTGACCGCTGTCTTCGTATTGCACAACATTCAGAAAGTTGTCAGGGTTATACGGAGCAACGTTCTTCAGAATCAATTCCTTAACGGATTCGGCACGGGCAACATCGCGATACACTTTGTTTGCTGCATTGCGTTCATCTTGTAATTTGATCTTTTCAATCTTCAGTCGCTGTAGTTCATCCTGGATCGTTTCTTCGTTGGCGTGATCAATAGCGTAGTCATAACCATCTTTCCACGACTTATAGGTCTTGCGGTATCTGCATTCGCCATAGTCTGAGCCGGTTGCTTCATTCAGCAGTTCTGCTGCCTGATTCTAAGTCAGCTTACGTTCGCTGCATGCCTCACCAATCCGCATCATATATTCATCAAAGGTCTCGCCGTCCGCTTTCTTAAATTCGTCCATGCGCCACCTCAGATCTCAAAATTGGTGTTGGTACGCTGGGTGCGGTTCAGTTCGCGCAGCGCCTCTTCTGCCTCGGGATTGCCGGGCAGCTGAGTCAGCACAGACTTGATTTCCTCCGCATACCAGTGATGAACGGTACGAGTGATATGGACACCGGGAATAACCTTACGCAGATACTCTGCCTCACGCTTAGTAATTTCAACCATTATAATAAATCTCCTTTGTAATTTATAATCGAAAGGGAAATATACAACACCCTTTCATATATTAAGAACTTAAAGTTCATTTCGGTCGTTTGTTTCGATTCGCATTCTTTTTCGCTAGACGTGCCTGTTCTTTCTTTGCCGCACATCCTTTGCAATATCTGCTGGCATTTGGCTTTTCTGAGTGATACTGTTCGCCACACACGATGCAATAACATTCCTTCGGGTCAAATAGCTCTCGCACTATGGCGCTTAAATTCAGTCGATTGTTTTCAAGCGTCACATTGAATGTGTACGCAATCGTGTCATTCTTATCAAGGACAAAATTTGGGTACTGGTATAAGCACCCAATGTCGTCAGTGCCAGTTCTGTTCAGCAGGTGATAGTCGTCAGAGATCTCTTTCATGCCCCGCACTGTATTATAACCGTCGTCCTAGTTCTTCCCAGCGCAATACATAATCTCTGTCTGTTCTTCAAAACAGCCACCAAAACGTTTCATCTTAAACTCGGTGTCCAAGGCAAAGGTATCACTTCCATACAGTCGACAAAAGAATATCACCCCAAACAGAACACGTAATTGTGCGTAGTTGATATGATACTTTCGGCGCGCCTCTGTAATATAGTCCAGATCTTTCTGATAAAGCACAACTTGATGTACGTCAAGTATGGGTGCGTTATTTTTGCGGCCTCTGCTGAACGTCTGAATCAAGTGGCTGCGGTCATAGCTGACAGATTCGGGATTTTTCATCCGCTCATAATAAATCGTGGCGCATTCAATAGGGGAGATAGAAGTTCGCTTTAGCAGGTTTCGCAACATCAGATTTGACTCGTGATAGTCCTGCCAATGATCAAGCAGCATATTTTCATTGCAGTAGAAAGTTGTATATGCCATTTAACCTCCTTACTCAATTGGTATAATTTTACCATCGACATAACGACAAAGCTGTCCATGTTCGTTATAGTATGGAGACATATATCCACTATGCAGCCAATAATACATAATTCTTGTGTTCTCATCGTAAATAAGTTTCGTGTTGGAAATACTGTACAAAGAGCTTCCATTATAAATAGATTTATCGCCTACATTGTTTTTGCGCGGAATAGATGCCCAAATTCCAATACCCAAACATAAACATATTACAGCTATTAAAGCAATGATTGTTGCTTTAAAACATCGATAACTCATTCTGTCTTATCCTTCCCATCAACTGCTTCGTGAACATAATTCGAAATACGCTCGAATTCGGTATAATCAAAATACATCTCGCCGCAATCACCGCATACCATCGCTGTGATATCCGGCACATGGACCATCTGATTTTTATAGGTGAATTCGTGCTCCAGTCCAGTCTGCTTTGTCAACAAGCCGCCACAGGTAGGACACTTGGTTATTTTCTGCGGTTTCTTTGTTTTCTTCTTAAACCAACCCATATTATTTCACCCTCGCTTCATAAATTTTCGGTTCAGCCAGACTGTATCGCTGGCCAAGATATTCGTACTCACCGTTCGAGTCGTGAACTGGCAGCTGAACAGGAACCGGCTTGATATTTTCGACCACACCAGCGCCGGCCATGTGCCACAAGAACTTCTTGAATTTATTGGGATACTTTTCATAGCAAAGCACTACAAGAATATTCGCCAGCTCTCTCACATCAGGACACACCAGCTTGCACTTGTTACGGTAGACATTGTAGATCGCCTGCCAGTTCGTCTCATATGTTTTAGCCTCTTCTTTGGTAATACGCGACTCGATGTCCTTATGATATAATTGCCAATTGCGGCATTTCTTTTCGAACTCAAGCTGTTCCTTGCGGCATTTGTTGAAGTCCAAGAAAATGGCTTCGATCTCATCAAAAACTGCCTGGTCATAGGAGACCTCTGGATCGTACATGATATGCCAATCAAAGCTGCCTGCGGGCTCTTTACGCCACCGTACACCGCGCTCCCAACGCTCCAGACTCATGCAAAGCAGGTTCATGTTGCTATGTGCCTTGCTGAGATTATGTAAACGTGCGTAGTAAGGGCCTGCATACTTCATAAAGTAGGGTAGAGGACGACCATAAGCTGCTACATTACGCGGGATCGGATATAGAACACCTGTTTTAGCATAATCGATAGCTTTTCCGTTGCAGATGCTCAAAAGCGAAATATTATCGTGATAGAGCTTCTTGGTCTTTTCCATGGTCGGAACCTTATTATGGTATGCAGTTGCGTAGTTTGAAATCTCGCCAATAGAACTCTTCAATCCGCGAATGGTGCAGGCAACTTTGTTCTTCACAATATCACATTCTGCTAACGCAGTGATCTTATCTTCAACATCGAGTGTAATAGGGATATTATCAGGAACACCACTCATCATCAGTGGATTATCGATGATTAGAACCAGGTCGCCGTCAAAATCAGAACCATTGAGTCTGGAAGCCACGATGGATTTGATATTTACCATAGCAACATTCTGAAGATGGCTGCAGTATTTGCGGGTGTATTCGTTGTCTACGGCCCTGGCCTTTACATGCTCGGCAACAGAGATATGTGGATTGCGCTCAATTAAGCGGTCTCCCTCCATCACACCACGACGATCAAAGCTGTAGAACTCACCGTCTTCAAGGCAGCCAGTCACAGGTAGACCACCAATGTGCTGCAATAGTGCAATAAGGTCAGGAGCCCAGAACTTAAAAGTAGCATTCATCCAAAGCCGACCGCACTTCATCTCATTGCGATATTTATCAAGCAGCGAGTGAATATAATCTTTGATTGCCGGCTCTTTTACCATCACTGGATTACGCAGGGCAGCAGCCATATAATGATTCATCGGGTCGTTGTTCTCGGCAAGTAAACCAAGGAAGCAGTATGTATAAATCGGGTCGCCTTTGACAATATTCTGATACCAGGTAATGCTGTCGTCAGCTAGATGCTTAAAAGACTCATTGTCGAGCTGTAGATCTTGAATGACCTGATAGTTGCTACGGGTGGAAAGCGGTTCTTGTTCAAGCGTAAAGTTCCATTTAGCTACACCAAGGCAGTTGTCGTACTTCTTGAAAAGTTCCCAGTATCTCTCCCAGTCAGAATAGGTACCAGTTTTCTTGAAATATTTGAGACCCTTGTACATTGAAGCAGTAATAATAATCATTGGTTCGCTGCCAGGTGTTACATCATATTCCATGCCCCAGATGTCCTTGATTTTTGTAACGCCGTTCTCTTCAAAAAAACGCTCGTAATCAATCTCATGTAAGCAACCCTTGATATATGGAGCACGCAGAATCAAGCTATTCATCCGTTCAGAAGTGCCGATACGCTTTTCAAATTCGCGCATGATACTTGGGTGGCAGATTCCAGCACCATCAAAGGCGTTGATATCAATGTCAACTGTTTTTGTGGCGATATCTTTCTGAGTCCAGGTGCGTTCTTTGCCTGTTTTACGGTCATTAAACATTACAGTCTTGTCTACCAGATACTCGATCCACTGATTTTTGATCGTTGTCATATAGTCTGGAACAACAATCATTTTGGGGTACCAATTCTCCAGGCAGTGGCAGCTGCTCAACATCAAACCACGATAAGCATAATACTTACTCAGGACGGTTGGTGTTTCAGAAAAATCCAGTTCCATGCTTACACGGCGGTCGAGTTCAGGGTAGATATGTCGCTCAACAAAACTTAACATGCTCTGACGGACCATACTTGCACTACGTTCACAGAACAGATATTTCTGGCCATTAAATTTGAATCCATGCTCTACTAAATGATCGATAGCATCAGGGTGGTTCTGGCCGCCTGTTGCATCAACAAAGATAATAAAGCGCTGGAATTTATTCTAGTCATCGGAAATGAGCCGAATCTGTCTGAACAGCATATCGTCGCCCTGTAAGACCTTATACTGCTCCATCTCTTCTGGTGTCAGTTTAAAATTATAGTTATGAGAAACGATATAATTCAAGTTAAATTTTAGTACGCTATATAATGGTGGACTAAACAAATAACATCACTCCTCAATGAATCAAATTATTCCAGTGGTCGTTAAAGTGGTCATCGCTGTCATCTTCGCCATCGCTGCCACCCATATCATCGTCGCCATACATGATCTCATCGTAGGCCGCCAGACACTTGCTGATAAACACAACCAAAATGGGCGTAACCACCAGGGCAGTAAAGAGCACACGTCCTAGAATCTGATATGTAAGCACAAATACAACAAGCATTTCTGCGATAGTAAACATCCAATCAACAAAGTCAACGGAACTTAAAACACCAGCGATAAGTACCATCAGCGGAATAGAGTTAACGCGGATCTCTTGAATATCGTCTCGCTCTGTATCATTCTCTCCGCCCGGCTTCTTAGGCTCTTTATCCATACTACTGCGTACCTCCTTAGTCTTCGTCGTCGTCCCACATTGTACGCCGCTTCCGCCGCTCTGATTGCCGCTGGCGTTCGCTACTCTCCTGAGCCTTCTCAACTTCCTGCAAAAACTGATTCTCGATCATACGCTGTTTGCGGGCGTTACGCATATAGCTGCTCTTAGATACCTTATCACGCTTGCGATCACTCATCGTCGCCGTCCTCCTCATCATAATCATAATCATCTGGGCAGTACATCTCATGGAATAAATATCGTGTCAAAGAAGGGGACATAGGCGTGCCGTCTTCCATCCACAACGTATCATAAAGTGATGCATTGCCGATCAGTTCCTGCTATTCTGCATATACCTGAATCGCGTCAAGGATATCCTCGTAAGTTACATCATAATCGCGCACAGCATCAGCTACGGCAAATCCAATATTATAAATATCCTGTTTTGAAAAGTCGTTTTCTTTCATATGGTTCCTCCTTATAGCAGCGGCTCACAAATACATGGTCCTGTCAGTAAATCTATTTTATGTTCAAGTTCTGCGATCCGAGCTTGTAATTGATCAATCGCAGTTTGATACGAAGTTGTTGTTGCTCTTATAGTATCTATACGTTCTACTGCAAAATGCGACAGAGTATTTGCTTCATCGACTTTGATAATCGCATGGTTTACTGTATCGTGCATAGAAAATAAACGGTCATTTATTTCTTCAATGTGATTTAAATATTCTGAACCATCAAGTAAAACAGTATCCAATTCATTCATCTCCTTTACAATAGACTTTCACAAACACATTCACTATTTGTATTGATATCTCCATTTATCAGTTTAAAATATCGTCTGTACATCTGTTCAGCATAAGGCCCAGCAATTTCGAATTCAAATCCGTTATTTAATAAGAAAAGTCTTACTTTCTTTTTAACTACAAACGTTTCATCTGGTTCTCCATAGCGGCAAACCGTCATATCGTCTTCGTCTATTTGAAATCTGAAATTATCAAATTCTATTTTACAATCATTCTCAATTTCGATATGTAATTGTAGGGCTGCTTGTTGCTGTACTTCTTCACTGATATATCTTTTCATAATAGACTCTCACAGTAACACTCATTGTGAATAGATACACTGTATTCTTCTTTTGGAAAATTTTTCGATATATAGTCTTTGATAAGCTTTTGTAAAGTTTCATCAGTAACTATGGTGTTATAATCAATCCATTTGTCGAATTGAATAGTGTGATGTGAATTGCCATGATTTACAGTGTCTATGGTCGATCCATTTTCAAATTGAATTCGTACAGGCTGCTTCCAATCTGATGGATATATGTATATCTTATCATCGGGTATCAATAATTGATTGTTCATATCGTGCCTCATAATAGTGATTCACAGACACACTCGTTCTCTGCCTCGACAACATTAGGAATCGCAATCGTCCACAGCGTGTCGTGTCCCATTCCATAGTATTTTACTTCCGCTTGAACTTCACGCTGGTTACCATTTGCGTCAATGTAAGATACAATTTCGTTTGTGGTTCGCAGTGGTTTATCGCTTGGCAGAGACCATGTAAATCCATCTTTCGACCAGTCAAAAGTAAACTCGCCACTGTTGACATCATCGGGATATCTGTATTTACACCATCGCAGCGTGCGATCATCATGTAGCGCATCAAATTTGTTCATTGCTGGCACCTCTGTTATACCAAACTGTTACACACGCATTCATCCCGCTGCACTTCTTGAGGCGTAGTTGGCGGTGTAAACGCAACCTCGCTCGGATCGTATGTCATCAAAGAACAGGCATCGATTCGCACATTCGGGAAGCACATGAACTTAAAGCATCGGTCAATATCATCAACAACAAGTGGCTTATCCTCTAAGTGCAATCCACGATAATTATCGGGAGGACAAGTAGTTGTTATCACGTGAATACTGTATTCTCCGCGAGCTCTGCTTTGTAAATCTACTATAAGGCATTGATGATCAACCCTATACCCCTAATATTGAATATCAAGGTTCCTTGCGATTTCCTTGATATAGTCCTGTGCACATAATATAGCTGTCCCGCCCATCGGCACCAAGATATTACAGTTGTTCTTGACAGCGTATTCGCAGATCGCATATGTACGTCCACCGCCTCGTGGTGCTAATATTCTTTCCATATTTCACCCCTCCTTACAATAGCGGTCTGCACACACATTCGCACTGTTGATCAGCCAGAGCATCATGGATTACATCGTCCAGACATTCGGGTGTGATGGAGAACTGCTGGAACAAGTCAAACTGATTGTTGTTCATCAAATAGTTCATGGTGATCCGCCGCATTTTATTTTCTGAAATATACTTCGCATCCTCTTCACCATACAACCGCGCAATCTCCTTGAAAAATTCAAAAGTATCGGTCAGCGCCAACCTATCGTCAAAATAGAATGTCGTATATTGTGCGCCGAATTTATCTTTATTGAATATATTCCAAAAATCTTCGGGTGATTTACAGATTGCTGTCTCTTTGCGATGCTTTTGCACAGTATCCATGCGTTCATACCAGTCGCACACTGTGTCATAGATTGATGGCCTTACGAATAAAACGCGCATTATTTCTTCTCCTTCAAAAACTGTTTTTGAGTTATGATATTACGCTCCATATATCAACGTCCTGAGTTGGTTCCTTTTCTTATGGAGTCTAGCACCTGCTGCATTTGCTAAGGCTCTATATGTGTTAATTAAATTATTTATTCTGTCTGTCATAATAAGCTCTCGCATATACATTCATTTTCTGATTCTGGATAGTAGGGGATTGGACAACTGTATTGAGCTGCACGTCGATCTTCAGAGCAATTTCCTGGATGAAGTATATGTCGTGGATGAAAAGATAGGTCATGACCAAGCTCCCAGCGGAATCCTTGATAATCGAACCAGATAGTATCTTGATTTTTGCTTAGAGCATCATAGAGATTGTTCATCACTTTATCAATTGTCATATACTGCACTCTTTGTTACTCATACGACCTTCGATATCATCAGATTTGCGCCGCGCTCTTTTGCGAACTTGTCGATGGAATACTGCTGACCCTTCTGTCATGTTTGTTCTCCTATGTATTTCTTGAATAACTCTACTATCTGTTCGAATTCCGCTTCTTTGTAACGGTCATACAAAGCTTTCGCTAAACCGTCAATCGCTTCATAGTTCCAGTCGCCAGTAGGAGAGATGTAATCCATTAGTCGTAAGCCGTCTATTCTTACTTTTATCATTCTGCTGCACCCCTTAGTCTAACAGGTCAGCCAGTTGTGCTGTCTCGCTGCGTTCTGTCTTGTTCAGGTAGACATATCCAAAGTGCGGGTTGCCAGCCAGACACTGAATTGCCTTACGCATACCGCTGTTATTTTCAAACACGGCCTCGTCAGTCTGCTTCAGGTCGCCATCAAGCCACAGCATAGATCCCTCACCAACACGGCCAAGTAGCAGCTGTACATGTTCTTTGGTCAGATTTTCAGCTTCTGAAACCATAATAATTGCGTTCTTGTAGTCGCGGCCACGAATAAATCCAAGGTGAGCTACTTCTACCTGCCCATTATTGATCCAGTATTCCAAACCAGCCTCGCCGCCCAAGTGATCAGCCAGAGGACCAGCAAAAGAAGCAGCGCCGAGCTTCTCTAGTAGAGTGCCAGGCAGTGCGCCCAGCTCCTTGGTATTCTTGACTTCGATGTTATTGCGAATCCAGATCAGCTTCTCAACCTTGTGCTTCTCGATCATATCAATGGCAGAGGACACCATAAGCATTGTCTTGCCGCTGCCGAATGTTCCAGCCAGCATCTTAACGGTAATATCATCGTTCTGCAGCATATCAAATGCGAGCTTCTGTTGGTCATTGAGCGGTTTTACGTCGCCAGTGAAGCGATTGCTGATCTTTTTGTATTTGAGTGGTACATATTTCTTGCCATTCCATCGTAGCCAGCCTACCGCATTGCCTGCCGGCATATCATCGTCTACTGTATCTGGATCACGAACAATCAGATAGCTATTCACTGGAGTGTCAAACAGATTCTGATATGTATAGCCTTCATCGTGGGTCTGATATGCCATCGCCATGGCTTCCTCGCCGCCTTCATCAAGAGTGACTTCGGTCTAGCCAGTGTAGTCATTGTTGGCGTTTGTTGCTGCATCGGGATAGGTGAATTCGATCGGCAGATAAAGAATGCCGCTGGCAATATTGGCGCAACTTAGGTCGCTGGTTACGAACTTAAAAGAATCAATATTGGCCTGGATCTGTCGCTGTGCTTCCGGGAGTCCGGCTTCAATCGCGTCATCCAGATTGCGCTGCATCTCGTCCAGATACCAGCGGGCGGTTGCCATGATTGTCGCGTCGTTGTTATCACTGATCGGTTTGCCATCGAGAATGTAGAACAGGGAAGACATGGGGACTGCCACTACCATAAAGGTGTTGTCGTCGTGATGCTCGGCCAGCAGGCGGGTTACAGTACGTGCCTTATAGCGGATCTCTTCGCTCTTCTTGCCGCTTGTCTTGATCTCTTCCAGCTCGTGCAGCGTCATATCGGCAATCAGAAACGGCTCTGTTGCGCCAGAGGCTGTTGCACTGACAGGTTCGAAAGCGGCGGCTCCCAAATCAAGAAGCGCGGAGGTGTCATAAAACTTCATTAACGGGTTATCCTCCTTTTATAATGATATTGTAAAGTGTGATTGACTGCTGAAAATATAAGCTCGCAGCTGTGGAGAGAACTGCGGGCTTTTTCTTTATACCTTATTATACACCCATGGCGCTGTAAAAGCAATAGTTTTGTGCAAAATACCGGAATAAAATAAACTGTTGTAATAATAAATAAAATATAGTAAAAATAGCAGAAAAATTATTAAAATTAAGCCAAAATGAGCAAAAATAATGCATTTTAAGCGTTTCTACGGCGCTTTTGGGGCGCTGTTACGCGGTGATCAAGGCATAACTGCATGAAGATTGGGGTGAAAATCACGATTGACGCGGAGTGTTTTATAACGATAATACGTTGTTTACCGGATACGAAATCGGTGGTTAAAAATGGGTGTTTTACGGGTGCGCAGATAGGGGAGATGATTGGTGATTTATGGGCGATCAACAGGTGATTTTGGGTGCTGGTGACTGCGAATTAGGAGCGAATGCGGATGGATGATTGTTGCGTGGAGGAGGCGAGTGAGTGGCAGGCGAGGTGCGAAAACCGGGTGATTTGGTACGGGCTGGGGAGATGGAATAACTGGTACGCACGACCCAAACTCGACCCCTTTTCCAATTTTTAACATCCCCCCGGTATGGCCTGAAAAGTCTAGGAATCATGCGGGTTTTCGGTGAATGCTACATTCTGTTATTAGGTGGTATTCGAGTGCTGAAAATCCAAAATAGTTTGTGCCGTTTTTGTTGCGCTTGCAACGTTTTGAGCGCTTTTTATTGGCATTTCTTTACAACTGGAATAATCGCGCCTACTATATATACAGGCCCTGCCGCCGTGGCAGGGACGGTATCACACTTATATATAAAGGAGCTTGACCATGAAAAACATGAACAAAGCAGTTTGGTGCGCAAAAATGGCAAATCGTTGGGCTTTTCTTGTCCGTAACGCGCGGGCACTTGTTGACCGTAACGTGGGCACCATGCAGGACGTTGAGCGCTGTTATAAAGAGTACAGCCGCCTGTATTGCCTGTCTGCCTACTATCTCAAACAGGCATACGGCGCGCCCATAGTAGACGCGCCCGCCGTTGACTATACTGTATGGGACTATTGATAAAAAGGAGTAACTAACCATGGAAAAGATTGCTATTACATCCACCTACAACGCCGTTTATAATCCGGTGCATTGCTACCATATCCGCGCACATTTTGACCGCGCCACTATTCGCCGTGTATGGCTCCATACCGTTGCAACGCGGACAATTGCGCGCCCTATTCCTACCACCACCACCAACAACAACGGCGCGCGGCTTGTCCCCGCCCATGATGTGTTAGTATATCCCCGCGCCGTTTATCGGTACACGGCAGGGCGCGCTATTGAGACTTTACCGGACGGCGCGCCGCGTCTGGCACACGTCCCCGCCTATACCACCAACGATACAGAACAGCCCTTGTACAGCCGTCCCCGCGCAACTGCCGCGCCTGCCGCTGTATACATCCCTGCTAACAGCCCTACAACACGCGCGGCAGGTGCTTCAATCCCCGCACCGGAATATAATAGCAGTACAGCCGCAAAAACAGCCATTCAAGCGCGGCAATATGGCAACGTCCAAACCCTTGCAACGCGCGCAACAATCAGCGCCGTCAAACTTGCAATCTCCCCGCGTGCACGCTTTGTAAAAGTTGAAGCAGTTGACGAAAAGACGGCAGAAATTGACGGCGAAACGGTCAACGTCACAACGCTGGAAAGTGCAGACGGGGACGCGCGCGGCAGTTATACAGACACGTTAAAAAACGCGCTTGTTTCCCTGCAAAAATACGCGCATAGCGGCGTTGAAGCATACCCGGAAAACAGTGACGCGGCTGAACTTTTGAGCGTTGCAACACTGGAAATACTTGAACAGGCGCGGCGTGTCGGAATTGACGCGGAAACATGGGCCAGCGGATACAATACAGACGGTACACCATTAACGCGGATTATTACAAACCACAAAGAAGCGGGAAAAGTCGTTATTGGATATCGCGCGGTATTTGCCGCCATTACTGCCGCTGTAAATTGTGCCATTCGTGGGGAAAGAACACGGCAGGATAACAAGGTATCCATTGACGCGGTATCCATGGGAAACGACACTAAAAGCCCTGCCGCCTACGATGTGCCAGACTTTTACAGTATGGATAGCGGCGCGGCGCTGGAATTGTCCGATACTATCCGTTACTGTATTGTTACGGCGTGCAAAAAACAGGACGTGGCCGCGCGGCGTTGCTTTATCGCTTCAAAGCTATCTGCCGGATATACACAAGCAGAAATTGCCGTTATGGTAGGCCGTACACAAAGCGCCGTTGCAAAGGATATAGCCGCTATTAGAGACGCGCTTGCGTCCATCATGGACAGTAGCGCCGCCATTGGATACAGCGCCTATACAGCCACTTATACAGCCGCCCAAAAAGCCGCAAAAGATAGCGGCGAAAAGTTTGACCACGTAGCCGCTGAAAAAGCCGCTGAAAAGGCCGCGCGTGTCGCTGTTCTAGCAAGCCGCAAAAAGTAAACATTCCATCCCTGCCGCCCACGTTGGGCGGCTTTTTTCGTCCCATTTATTACCCATATTTCAAGCGCCTATTTTAGCCTGTTTACAGGGCTTTGTAGGCGCTTTTTCTTTTCCCTATATACTACCATTCCAGCCACTTTTACACGCTTTACAGGGCTTTACAGCCGCCTTTGCAGGTGGTGCAGGTGAATGCACTTTATACAGCCGCGCCGCGCGTCCTGCTATCAACTGCCGCTAAACTTTTTCAAAAAAATTTTTCTGTTTTGGAATAATCCACGCCGTTTTAACTCCCTTATTAGTGTAAACAGCACAACAACAAACAGCACAACAAAAAAGCGCTGGAAAAGTTGAGCGCGCGAAAAAACAGCTTGAAAAACTTTTCAAAAAAAGTTTGAAAAACTGGAATAAAACGCGGCTGTTTAACTCCCTTATATAAGGAAGTTAAAAAACGCCACGACAAAACACGCGGCGAAACACGCGGCAAAAAAATTTCAAAAAGTTTTAGATTTTTGGAATATTTCAGCCGCTTTTAACTCCCTTATAAGTGTAAAAAGTTCAACAACAAAACAGAAACGCAAAACAAAAGCGCGGACGTTTTGAAGTTGGATTTTTCAATATTCCGTTTGAGTAAATCGTTCAAGTTTGCCAGCGTGTAAACCAATAAACGATCGAAAAGGCGGTACTGCCACAGGCAGGAAACTTGTTAGCTCAATTTGAACTATTCTGACCGCAAATCCCCAACGAAACGTCAGAACGTCGGCACCATGGGCGTGGAATCATGGAGCAGTATGAAATTGCGTCAATACTAAACTCGGCTTGAGGATGAAACGCAAATGGCATAGGACAACAATATGTAAACGGGGAATTTTGTCAATGTGATTCACCACGTCGGCACACATTGCAAGAGGAACGGCAGACTATTGGGATTCCGCGAGGATGAATGGCAGCCATCTCCAAAATAGCGCAATAGTAAATTGCAATGCAAACTACATAACTGAACTATACAATAAAAACGCAAGTTCCATTCGGAAAGTGTGTTTCGTGTAAGATGAATCGGTTTGAAGATGAGGAATCGCAAGATGAATCGTAGAATTGATGAATCGCACATAAATCATGCAAGTGCAACGCAAGAACAACGGCAACGGAATACATTGTGTGAAATGGAGTCTAAATAAACGTGAATAGTATTAGGCCGCTCAGCAATGGGCGGCTTTCTCTATAAACCGAAACGCAAGCCCTGCGGTACGCCGTGGGGTTTGTGTCGTGCCGAGAGATAGGCTATCGGTGCCCGATGAGGATGCAAGCCTAAATGGAGGAAAATACTATGGCTAACACTACGAAAATCACGTTGTCTGCCGCTGAGCTGAAAACCGCTCTGGCCGCAAAACAGACTGAGCTGGATGCCGCGAAAAACGCGCTTCAGGATGCTCTGAGCTGTGACCCGATTGACATGAAGCTCTTGAAGGAGTGCCGCGAAAAGGCCGCAACGGCCTGCGAAGAGTGGAACGACCTCAACGTTCAGATGATCTACGCCGGTTGCTATGAAACCGAAAACCCGATGCTGGCCGCCTGCAAGTATGGCGCTGTGATGAAGAAGAGCATCGCCGAGAAAGAGAAGGACAACGGAACTGTGACTGTCGAAGTCAATGAGCGCCGTTCCCGCAACGCAATCGACCTTGTGGACTTCAACGCAAGAAGCCCGAAGGATGGCAACCTGTTCGTCAATGGTCAGTGGCCGTACTATGCTGAGACCTTTGCAAGAGCACTGGCGAACGACATTGGCAAAGGGCTGGAGCTGTCCGAAGCTGACCAGAAAAAGCTGAACGAAAGCTACAAAGACGCTCTGGACAATGACAAGTGGGTCTGTCTGACTGCCGCAAACCCCAGCACCGGCAACATGGTGAAAGATCTTCAGGGACTGGTGGATATGATTCTCTTTATCCCAGATGAAAAGTGTCCTGATAAGAACAAGTTCAAAGTGTTCTCCCGTGATGCTCGTTTCGTGGATACCCGTAAGGCAAAGGCAGGCAAGGCCCTGCTGAGCACCAGAACGATTCGCGGCAAAGAGATGACCGCTGTAATCGGCGATATCATGTACCATCTGACCACCGGCAATCCGTACTCCATCGACTGCTGATGCAAGCAATCGCTATGAAAAGCCGACTGAGCGGCTATAAAAAGGCGTTAGGCTCAGTGCGTGGGGCCCTTCGGGGTCCCGGTCGCATTACAGAAATGAACGGAAGTAGTGCGAAAGAAAGGATGAAAGCTGTATGAAGTTCAATATCTATTTCGATGATGGTGTCATACTCCCCACTGAGGACATGAAAACCGCTTTCAAAGCGTGTGACATGCCTGATCGTGTGGCCGCTGTGACTGCCGTGAACTACAACGGAACGGAAGAGGTTCTGTGGGGTGAAAAGCCCTGCGAAGCCGCTCCCGATGAAAGCGCGTACTGGACGTATCCTCATCCCATCGCAACGAATGCAACCATTGACGAAATCGGATTCAAATCTCCCTTTGCTCTCAAAGTAAGAGTGCACAACAAGGAAACCGACCGGTATGAATCCCTTTTTTATGAACTGGATGAAATCGGTTTCAAGAACGCAATGAAAGACGTTGAAACCATGATTGCCAACAAGCGCTCGAACTGGACTGCAACAAAACGAATCCTGACCGCAAGATTCTTCTCCAATAAAAATGGTCAGTTCTATCTGGAACGCTCATTCAATTTCGCATTCTAAATGCAATCGCCTAATGAGATCGAAAAGGAGAGCTCGCCGGGTATGAAATCAAAAATAATAGCTAGTGTCCCGAGCATGACGTTAAACTGCTTTGCCCTCAATATCAGAGCCTCCACGCGGCGAGGGTGGATAACCAACAAATCTGAGCTGGAATCCGGAATGAATCCATGATATAATAACCTCAACGAAACCCAAGTCCAATGAAAGGGGTATTATATTATGGAGCCAGAATACCTGCGCGATCCGAATGAAGTTGCTTTTGAAGAATTTATGAAACAGATGGGCGACAAGATAAAACGTCAGAATAAAAATCTGATTATAAATCCTGCCGCAATGAAAAAAGCATCTGAAATCATAAAATATTTTAAGGCGATTCAAGAAGATGATAGTGAAGGCGATTACAACATCAAAATAACTATGAGCGTCGATCCTATGATTGCTTATAATGCAATGATCGTTGTAAATTTCGAAGATTTCGGCCGCGTGAAATCGCAGTATGAAAAATTCTTTGAAATCTTAAAACTTTGTGACAGTTTCAGTATTGGCGCAGGTCAAAACGAAACCGTTACAATGAATCTGTTCGTCGAACACTATCTCGTCAAAATCTAAACCCGGATTCCAAACGCAAGCCCTATGAGTATCACAGCTCGTAGGGCTTTTTCTTATGCCAAAACGTCGATGAATTCCTCTGGCGGTATCGGAGTGAATTCGTTCAGCGTTTTCTTTTTACCTCTTTTCCTTGTCCAAAATGCTGGGCGATTTACGGTACCAGGGCAGACGTAACCGTAACCACAACCAAACAAAAATTGAAAGGAGCTTAGCAAAATGAAATTCGTCAGAATCAACGGTGAAAACCACGCCGGTTACGCTCTGCTTGATATCGTCGAGCATAAAACCACGAGCATGACTGTTGCAGAGCTGATGGAAGCTCTGTCCAAGTGCAGTCCGGACGCATACGTTACGTTCGGCAATAATTACGATGATTATGTCATCGAAACCGTAAACCAGATTTGAGTATCAAACGAAAAGGAGAATCATCATGGATTACTTTAGTGTTGAATTCATTTTCGCTTGCGGCATCATCGTTGGTGTCGCTCTGGCAATCGTAGCGCAGTCTATCTGGCATGATGTTTTCGCCGGGCAGCACGGCACCACTAAGCGCCGCTGTCACTAAGCGATGCAGCCACAGCAAGCGTCACCGTTCGAATCTAAATCTAAAAAGAAAGAGGTATATCGTTATGAAATCCATTCTGAAATCGCTGAAGCAATCCGCCCGTTCCATGGCAGTGACAGTCGCCGCTGTCTTTCTGATGGCCGCAATCTTTGCCCTGCCGGTTCCCACTGCAAGTGCCGCCACTGCAAGTGCCGATGGTCACAAGCCTGGTCTGAATGGTCATTACATCCTGACTGGTATGGCCACTCGATATGATGTGATTACTGGTCTTGATTTGCACGACAACGAAAGCACCCTGTTGTACTGTACGATTGAGGACGAAAACGGTGATGCCTGGTGTTATGCTTACGAACTGGGCAGTGAAGTGCCGCCTGTGAATCAAAACTTGACCCTCATTATGAATTGCAATGATACTCCTGATGATATCGACGATGATATCATCGAAGATATTCTGTGGTGCGACTGCACTGCTGAGAAAGATTGAATATGATAATCTGGCGGCATTTGCTGCCATTTAATAAAACAAAAAAGAGAGGTAAAACAAAATGGATAACATGAAACTGCTCAGATACGCCCGCGCCGCCGCCGTCGACAAGTGGTGGTGCTATGACAAGATTGCCAATCAGTATGCAGGTCACCGCGCTGAAAGCCTGGCTCGTAAGTTGGCTGATGAAGCAAAGGCGGATGTGAATGCAATCGCCGAGATGATTCGCGCCGAAGAAGCCAAGCGGCGTCTGAATGCCGATGTGATTGCAGAGCTGAAGAATCTGGCCGAGAAAATCGTCGCCAAGGAGCAGTCCGCCGAGACACAGCAATCCGCCGGGGCCCAGCGCATGAAACAGGCCATCAAAGAAGCTCCCTACGTCCTTGTTGTCAAGTGGAATAATCCCATCATGGGCGAAATGGAATACCCCTGCAAGAGTTACGCAGATGCCGAGAAGAACTTTGAAACCGCCAAGCGCGAAGTTCACAATGGCAACGTAACCGAAGCTCATGTGTATGAGCAGGGTGAAGGTCAGCGTGTTCCCGTGATGGGCATTTTGAGTGGCAAGCTGTAAGCCGACTGGTGAAAGGAGGCATTCGCCAAGTGCTGACAGTGAAACAAGTCTTTGAACTCGCTCGTGACGGAGAATTCGAACAATATAATTCGGCTATCAAATATGGTAATTTCGCTCTGGCAAAGCAAAACTTTCAAACTATCAAAGAGATCCAGAGTGTTCTTGAAAACCTCGACAAAAAAGAAAACTATATCGCCAGCTCGAATCCAGGCACTGAAACCGCTGTTCTCTTTGCTCTGAATCTGAAAGAAGGCGATGTACAGAAGCTCAAAGCGGCAAAACGTCCACAACCAGTGCAGCTGTATCAAGTTCGCGTCACCCACTTGACGGGCGACGAACAGGTGTTGCGATTTCCGATTCTGGCCGCAGCCAGTTCTACGCTCGAGCTGCTCAAATATGAGTTGGAAGTCGGGCGAATCCGTGGGGCAAAAATCGTCAGGGTAATTCCCAGTGTCGGCATGAAAGAAACTTTGGTAAGCATTGGCGAAACTGAAGGGGAGGACACTTTCTAATGATTTTGTCAGAGATCTATCAGATGCATGACAGATTGTGCGCCGTTGTGCTGGACCCGGAAAGCGAAACTCTTACGCCGATTCGTGTCGTAAATTTGGATACGAAAGAGCTGATCCCGCAGTTTTTCAGTGATGCGAGGGCTGGATTTCCTGATGCGAAACCATTCCGACCGTACAATCCCAACAGCCTGAACTGGCTCATCATTGAAAAATATGGTCTGCTGGTTGCATCTATCAATAATCGGGGTGGATTTATCGTGTTTGAAAATCCTGATATGATTCCTCTGACAAAATCTCTATTCAGCAAGAAAGCGAGATTGAATTATGAGAGACGTTTTTCCTCCAGAGAAACATGCAATCGCCGTGTATCCTCTTAACAACTGGGGCGGGCTTGAGATCACAGCGATTGAAGAGGCGTGTGTTGAAGTCGCAATCAACAATGGTGAGCGCCGCAAGCAGGCTGGCCGCCACAAAATCTATCAGACGAACAAGGGCCATGCGTACTTCATTATGCATGGCTCTCGTTATTATCTGGACGAATTTACAAGAGTATAAGCGCCGCAGCAGCCGTAAGAAGCGCCGCAGCGCAGCAGTCGAAAGGAGCAATATGAATTATGTTCGCAACATACCTTAGTGACACGGATTCCACCTGGATGCAAGAGCGCCGTCATAAGCGCCGCATCGAATTGGCTGACCCGTACTTCCTGCCCTATAGCAGACTCCGGCCGCGTGTTCAAATCGAATTGCAGTTTCACATTCTGACTCTGCCATTCACAGTAAAGGAGGGTGATTTGATTGTCTGAGCATCCTATTGTCTGGGTGTTCGCCGCCATGTTGCTTCTGGTGGGCGCACTCCAGCAAATCGGAACCGGCCTGTATTATCTGGGGTGTTTCCGCCGCTACAATCAGGTAATCGACACCCTGGCACGCTGGTTTGATACCGTAGATCCGATCGAAATGACTGAAACGATTCGCAATTTCTTTCTCATCTCGATCGCCCTGACTCTGTTGATTGCTGTGGTCGTCTAAGCGGCACGCAGTAATACATAAACGCAAAAAAGTGAAAGAGGTAATAAAAATGCTGTACTATCGTACCAAAAAGGAAGCCAACAACAAGCCCATGTATATGGGAAAGAGGCGGGACCGCGAAGAGAAGTGGTCGATCTATATCGCAGATGAACTGTTCACTGAGAAAGAAGTGTGCAGGTTGAATCTGAATATGGATTACCTGGAGCCGGTTGAAATTCCGCGTCTTCAGACTCACAAGCAGGGCTGTTTCCGTGTTGCGAATTTCGATGCCACCATCACCAAGGTGGAAGAGAAGCCCCTGGTCGAGCCGCTGTCCAAGGAAGCCACGCGGGAGTTGGTGAAGAAGATGAAAGACCGAGAGCTTTATAAGGCCCGCACCAATCAGATTCCCGATGCCCGTCCTGCAACTATTATGATTCGACTCAAGATGCCGACCCCGAAGCAGGCCGGCGGTGCAAAAGCAGGTGGCGCACAGTCGAGCGGCGCACAGGAGTAATCCGGCGGCGCTACTTATAGCGGCGCACAATACATAACAGTGAATTTTAATCAGATTTATAATAAATGCTTTGCGGTGGCGCTCTGGTAAAAATCGGAGCAACAAACTGCGGAGCCCATGTCGGGCGACTGGTGGTACCGAGGCAGACGTAACCACATCCAATGCATGCGTAGTAAACGCGATAGCATACACACGCAAAAAGAAAAGAGGGAATCAACATGAACACCGCGAAACTGATTGAATCTCTTCCGCCAAGAATTAAAAACCATGTGATCGAGTATCAAGATGTTATCTTGAAGGGTGGTCAGTCGGCAATGCGGGTACTGCTTGATTGTACTTTGTCGCCAGGTCAGAAGGCGCTCCTACAGAATAACAAACATATCATTGGGCTGGAGTGTGTCGCTCAGGACAAATATGCCCCAGAAATCAAGCATTCTTACTTCTATATGGTATGAGCGTCGCTATGTATAATCCACGGATAACGCAGCGGGTAAAAAGGAGGAAGTTGTAACCATGATGGTGCATATTTTGGATCATTCCTATTCCAATCGAACCAAGGGCAAGCCGTGGGCGATTTTCAATCGTTACAATGGTGATGTTTATAGCAGTCGCAAGCGTGCAATGAAAATGCTGAATGAGATGGCAAAATCGGTGAGCGCAGATCCGGAGTGTTATGACGTCGTATTTGATGCTGATGGCGGCAATCTTCATTATCGTTGGAAGAATTTGGACGGCGATGAGTTCGAACACTATATCCAGATCGAATCAAAAGAAGTGAAGTAAGAGCATCAAAAAAGAGGACATAAACATGGAAATTTACATTGTCATGCAAAATGTCAAAGTTAATGACTGTTTTGGTTGGCATGATAACGAAACGAGACCGCTATCTGCTCATCGTAGTTTTGACGTGGCATTTGATACTATCTTCAAAGAATATTGTTCTATCAGAAAGAAAGAAAACGTTTCGGATGTGAATTACAAAGACGGCGATGAAGCTAGTCTTGAGTATACTTTTACAGACCCTATGTTTGGAGTTCAATACAAATTCGAACAGTGGGTTAGTTGTGTTGAGTTAAAAGACGAGGAGGCTCTGCAGCATGGGTGACTATGCAGACGCTGGCTATCAGCTCCAGCATTACAAGATCACATTCTATGCCGACAATAATGGCAAAATCCCGCTCAAGGTGGTTCGCCGTGCATTCGCCAGTTACGATTGTGCCAAGAAGTGGGAAGCTAATGTGATGTATCGAACCCCTGAATATAACAGTGTCACGATCGAAATGGAATGAAAGGAGGCGGCGCAGTATGTTCGTTTGGGGAATTTTTATGTCCCATGAAGACCGTGACGAAACTATTCACGACGACAAGTTTCATTACGATCTTTTTGCTACTGAAGAACGAGCACTTGAGTATCTTAAAGAACAAGAAAAATGGTGGCATAACATCTACAATGATCCTTGTATCACAGATGCGGCTAAGAAGGAAATCTTTGGTGGTAAAAAGCCAGACGAATCCATTCGCTTATTCAAAGAGCCTGCCGAAATCTGCGGCGAAGAAGATGTATGGGTTCTTACTCGCGATTACATTTCCTCAACTGGAGCCGAAATGCGCGAAAGAATCATGGCAAAAGAACTATCAGTAAAAGAATAAGGGGGCAAACGTAGCAATGATTCTCAACATGACTGAACTTCCCATTATGAACTGGTCGCCGGAGCAGCTCGAAGCAGCCCGCAAGCTCTGCACGGATGGTATTTTACAGGACTGGGAGCTTCCTACGATTACGCCCAGCGACGCATCAATCAAAGTGAAAGACGCGGCGTGGCAGACGGCTGAATGTATCGAGTCCATTCATCCCGATGCAGTCATCATTCAGGGTGAACCTGTTTTCGTGGCTACATTTGTGAATGATTACTGTGTTTCGCAGTGTTACTCTCCTTGCTACGCTGATGGCAAGTTCGTGCAGTTCAGGAGATTCTGATATGTGTCAAAAATGCAGTTGGACATTAAATAACCATATTCTCTGGAACAGTAAGGGAAAATGGCTGTTCACATCAAAGAAAAATTATCTAGCAGAAGACATTGATATGAGTCTGGTTGAAAATTTTGGCACTGATTATACTGCTGCATTACTTAGTATTATTGATAAGCACGGATTCGATGTATTCAATGATACCTGCGTTATGAGTGGTAATACGCCACAGGTATAAGTGCCGTTGGCGCAGAAAGGAGGTTCCGCAAGATGTCTGACTGGAAACTCGGTAAGGATATGATTCCCAGCGATACGATTCTTGACCCTGTCACATTCGATGACTTGATCCTGGCTTTGAAATGCAACTGTGAGCGCATCACGCCGGATGCGGTCATTATTCAGGCGACGGAGATTATCAATCAGCGGCTGGAAGATTGGAAGTATCTGCTCGAAAATAACATGGAAGAAATCATTGCGCTGGCAACGGATGAACCGCTTGAAGACGCTGGCCACGATGATATCACACTCGAAGAGTAACAAGTAAGGAGGCAACGCAGCGATGACCATCAGTGAAGCAACAGGAATCCATCAATGCAACATCGATAAGGCCACTGGCAAAACACTCAGTCATCGTGAGCGCTTCACTCGCTACATCGATTATCTGGGCGGTCTGGATGCGGTCAAACCGTACATCCCGTTCGAGCTTGACTATCTGATTCCGAAGTACAAAAATGATCGCCTGTTCAATAACACACCGATTTCGACCTGGGACAATGCGGCTGGATTTCACCGTCTCGGGTCCGATGTAATTCCTACATACGGCGGACTCTGGAACCTGTATCGCCAGCACGGAATCAATGCGGCAAGTTGTGCAACTGGTGTCTGTATTTTGAAAGAAGCGGCCGCGATTCTGTGTGAACGAGCGGCGCAATAAGAGGAGTGTTAATTTGTATACGATCAAAGTAACATATCGTGCAGCAATCGCAACAAGCACGCGGCTCGATTATAAGAAGGCTACTTACCAGTTCGAATCTGTGCCGAATGATGTGGTTGATACGCTGTGTGCTGCCATTGATACAGAGTATAAGAAGCGATCAAAAGAACAGCATGGTGTGATGATTCACCTTGAAACGGCGCTTGAGACCATGGAGCGATTCAGAAAGCGCATGTACGTGCCGAACTCCATCGAGAGCGTCGAGATCGTTGACGCAGAAGAAAATGGCGACTAATCAACGCCTGTTAGTTGTTGAGCAAAACCCCAAACGGTTGTATAATAAAAAGGAGCGTAACAGTATGAAGTCAGTACAGATTACATACGATGCAAAAGTTAAGATCGGAACCAGCTATGAGCGCGGCGAAGCATGTACGCAGCTCGATTTCCTTGACGATAAGGTTGTGGAGAGCCTGATCGCTGATGTGAATGCGGCACCTGCTGAACAGAGTTCGCACTGGTTCGATCTGCTTCAGACGCTTACCTTTATGAACATGCTGCAAGGACGAATCTTCATTCCGACTTCAATCAAGATGATTCAGGTCGTTGCTGAGATTCCGAATTGTTGAAAACTCACTTGTTCAAAATGTTGAAAACTTAATCACTGATTCATTCTTTCGCTTGCAACAATAATTCATTCCTAATTCGAACTCAAACTCAATTACGCAATCGCCAATTAACAAGCGACGCGAAAATAAAATTGATGGTTATGTAGTAAGGGATTATAGGGATAAGAGTAGTTTGTAAGGAGAGAGAAGACCATTCCGGGAAAGAAGTAGAAGGAAGTCTTGGCGGCGAAGATGCTCAAAACGAGAGGAGAAAATTTTAATGGCTAATCTGACTATGGGTGTTCACGAGTTCAAACCGAGCGAGCTGGTCAAGCTGATCAAACAGTACGATTGCTTTATGATCTCGCAAGGCGGCAAGTCGTTTTTACAGATCCGGGTGCCATCCAGGTGGGTCAAACTGGAGATGGGAACCGATGGCGTAAGCTACATTACCTGCCGCAATAAGCGCAAGCGGGACGGTCATCTGTTCGAAATCTACGGTAATAAGTTTGTTTTCGACGTTGACCATAACAGCGGGCGACTGAGCGGCCACCTCAAGACGGATCTCGATGAGGCCGATTATTACGTTGTCATGTGGGGCAGCACCGATGTCCCTACGGACGATGACGAGTAAGGAGAATTCAATGCGATTTCGTAAGTTTTTCATGGCAATTGTACTGGCTGCTGCACTGATGCTGACTGGATGCGGCGGAAAATCTGAGCCGGACGAAAATCTTCACCGGGTCAAGTATGCCAAGATCTACAACCCTGATGGCACGCTGTTGACTGAAGGAGAGTATGAATCCTGCTACTACGGCAACCAGGTCGTTACGATTGAAATCAACGGTGTCGAGTATCAAACCGCCTATGTCAATGTCGTCACGATGTGGTGGTATGAGTAAGCCCAACAGAAGAAAGGAGCGATAAATCGTGGAAGAAATCATAATGAAAGCCATTCCTGAGCATGGCGGCGTTTCGATGTCCCGGGCTGAACAGGAGACCATCATCACCATTGGAGCTCTGGATAAGACGGCCGATGTGTGCACCAACGATCCTGTTTACTGGCGCAAGCTTGATGCCATGTGCGAGAAACATCCTGACGAGTACAAGCTCACTAAGATCCACCGCACGAAAGACGGGCTGATCTTGTGTAAGTGGTATTCGGTGCCGCGTAAGCTGGTTCGGTTCGGAACGCCGACAGCGCCTCGCGAACTGACCGATGAACAGCGTGCAGAACTTCGTGAGCGAATGAAAAAAGTACAAGCGGCTCGACAGAATAAGGCCAGCATCAATTCTCAGCCGAATTCATAAAGAGTTTGACTGTATTCTAAACATACATCATGGTTCGGTAATGAAATTACTCTACTGAGATGTGTTAGGTGTTTTTGCCTTGTAATTCTACTAGAGAAAACAGCAAGGTTTGAATCAGGAGGTGAATGATATGAACGCAATGCCCTTCGACGATTCCGCATAGCGCAAGCAGAGTCGCCGCAAAAACAGATTGAGATGAATAGCAAGTCGAAAGGTTTGCACGTTTAGGCCAAGCCAAACGGAACGAATTGTTAGAGCGAGATACCCCACCCGTGGCTGCCGCTGGAGGACCGTGAGCCCAGCAGGTAACCCAACAGGGAGGAACTTACGGCACTTACGATAGAGCCCAAAACAGAATACAGCGATAATGCGTCACTCCAAAATCCCGAACTGCGCTCGCAGCTCATCCGCAGCTCATCAACGCTGCCGGCTGCAGCGATCGCATGTGAGGCACAGGACTCCACAGATATTTAGATCTCAATTTGAAACAAAAGTACATAATCGAATAAGAAAGTGAGTTGAAAACTATGTTGAAAACCGGTCCTCCCATGTGAGGAATCCCGTATTTTACGAGCAGATTTGTGATGAATTGTTATCTGGTTTTACCATGATAGCACGTTTAGGCCAAGCCGAACGGAACGAATTGTTAGACTGAGGGGACACCCCCGAGGAAGGCGGAAGACGCGTCGACTGCAGGTACCAGACATCGCTGGCCACACCAAACGGTGTCATCAGGGGGTCAAATGAGCCTCATAACACCCCAACCGACGCATCCAACAACCACATTTGGGCCACAACCCCTGGTTCATGAAAGATCACCATCTCCAGCTAGTAGCTTCAGACAGATTTAGATCACAAATCGCCTATATTATAATAATGAAGGTTGTGATAAGAGCGACAAATACAAACAAAATGTAATGCTGTCATTTGTGAATATTTTCCAATTGACAACGATACGTTTTTGTGTAATACTTGTTTCAAGCGAAACACACTTTACAATACCAAACGAAAAGGATGAGGTAAAAAATGAATGCGAATGTAGTAATGCAAGTAGCCACCACCAAGCAGTTCGGTGACATGGAGATTCAGGTCTATGAGAATCCGGCTGTCGATCACACCAGAGCTCAGGATGATTTCTATATGACCCGTGAGCAGATTGGAACGGCGTTGGGATATAAGAATCCTTCAATTTCGATTGGAACGATTCACAAGCGCAATGCGGCTCGTCTCGACCCGCTTTCAGGGTTAATCAATTTGATTACCCCTGGTGGAAAACAGCAGACCTACGTATATAATATGCGTGGTGTCATGGAGATCTGCCGTTACAGCACTCAACCCAAAGCGAATGCTTTCATTGATTTCTGCTGGGATGTGATCGCCGCTCTGATGCGGGGTGAAACCGTATCGCTGAATGCCAATCAGACTGAGCTCAAGCGGCAGGAGCGATTCGACAAGATGACTCAGGCGCTGATGGAGATTCATTCTAAGATGGACGCTCTCGAAGCCGCCCGCCAGCAGGACCGCAACGCTCTCGACAATGTGTTGTTTGTCTGCAAGCAGCTGGAACGAAAGCTTATCTCGATGGGTCAGCCGCAGAAGCAGCCTGAGCAGACTGCCACAACTGCCACAGCCGCCGCAAAGGAAACCCACACCACTACATACAAAGGACGCAGCGAATGGCGGACTGAGATCTACAAGCTCGGCAACTCCATCGCTCGCATGACTGGTCTGACGCTGAATGCGGTTCTGAAACAAGCTTATGATTATATCGGCCGCAACTATGGCTGGTATTTCAAAGACGAACGCAAGGCGTATGTTGAGCGGGTCGGCTACATGGGTGACATCAAGAACCTCAGTGGCTTGGATATCATCGAGGACAGCGAAACGTGGAAGTCGATCTTTATGTCGATCATGAAGGATCGGTATGATAACGAAAAGCACGACGCTGAGGTCCGAAAGGGGATTAAGTCGGCACTCACCAAGAAACCGCCTATGATCCCTGCTGATATGATTCCTACTCGCCATAGGGTAGAACCCGCTCCTGAGGTCGTTGCTGAAGAATCCGCACCGGTCGTTGTGGCCGAGGCTCACGCAGTCGAGATTGAAACACCGGCGGCTGAAACACCGGCAGTCGAAGCTCCTGCGGTTGAAGAGCCGAAAAAGAAATATTATTACTACAAGCCGAGTATCACGCTTCCGATCGTTGAACCCATTGCAAAAAAGCTGGGCGATAAGACGCTTGGGTATTGGGTTACCTATGCAAAGATCTATGACGCGATCGGCACTGCAAAGATGGACCGAATGCGTAAAGCGTATGTACGTTCTCACAATAAGCCGCCCAAGTCTACTCCTGATATCTTCCAGAATTCTGATAAGAACATGAAAGTGTTTAAGGAGGCTGCAAAGATCGTGGCGGCAGCTATCTAAGCTATCTACTTCCTCCATTAGCCTTTGAGGCTGGCAGCCGGGAAAGACCGGCATATAACCAGGTGTAGCTCAATTGGCAGAGCGCGTGCTTTGGGAGCATGAGGCAGCAGGATCGTAACCTGTCACTTGGACCATAGCATAGGGCTTTATCCTTTCTCCCTGTGCAAAAAAGCGAAGTTTTTCTCTTTCACTTTTCCTTTTTCTTCGCTCGTGGCTGAAATTGCCGGGCAGGTACGATAATCCTGCTTTGATATGGAGCTGATGGTCGTACAACAGTTCGATTCTGTTGGGCTCCAGCTAGGTTCGATGCAGCGGCGTAGTGTAGTACAAAGCTGCTGGGGTGGCGCAATTCCACCGTGGGTGATCATACTCCCCCTCTGACACACCCATAACGCTCTGACCGAAAATAATAACCATGATGCAACGGGAGTAGCTACCCGCCACAGTGAATGTGCATGGCTCTATTATGAGTAGGCGAATATGGCACTGCCTGCGTAAGTGGCATAGATGCTCGGTGCCCAGAGTATCGGAGAGTGAATTTGAAAGGGCAGCCTTTGAGGATGGACACCATAAGAGACCAATTCGCTTATGTGTTGTATCCGCTGACGCGACTGAGTATTGCGCAAACTTTGTAAGCCGCTTGCTCCTCGCCGATGCCGTTACATGGTTAAATCCTTCTCTCTTATGCCGGTATCGCTCAGCGGCTAGAGCACTGGGTTTATACCCCTTGGTCCAGATAAGACAGAGGCGCGGGTTCGAGTCCTGCTACCGGCACCATTTTTAGTAATATTTTGAAAGAAGGTATGAATCATGGCAAATCTGAATATCAAAGAAATCGTTGAATGGATGATCGAAGAAGCTAAAAATAGGGCTTCCGATAGCATCGCAGTCATTGATGAAGGAGAAATCGTTAAAGAGTTCGGAGTGAAGTCTGGATGGCTTCAGAGCCATGGTCCAGAAATCTATCACGAGTGCGATCGGCACTCAGAAGTTTTGGACTCTTTGATTTACACTGGAAACGATAGAGATTATTGGTCTATTCAGCTTACTATTAACAAGGAGTAAATCAAAAATGGCTGACAAATATCTCAGTATTATCACGAACTTCGGGTGCCACTACAGCTGCCCTGAGTGTATCGTCCGCAATAACAAGCTTAAGATGACGCCGACAGGGGAGTATTCTTCTCGTGATGAATTATGGAGCGCCCTTTATAATGATTGTGCTGATTGCAACTGGGTGTCCGTATCAGGCGGCGGTGATCCATTATGGCAGTGGTCTCATCATCAGAAGTGGTGGGCACACTTTTTCGATACTTGCAGAAAGCTTGGCCGTCAGACTGAATTGCACACCAGTTATTATGATGTTAAGAATGATCCAGACATCATGCTTTTCCCGTTTGAAAGATTCGATCAGGTTGTTTATCATCTGCATCATATGGACGAACTGGACAAGATTCATCGTGTTGGCGGTGAAATCGTTCGTGTGGTCTTTGTTGTGGACGACGATATGACTGAGGACGAAATCAATGGAATCGCTGATTATGTCGAAACGTCTAACGAGATCGATGAGCTTACCTTCCGGCAGCGTGTGGACGAGCACTACAAAGAAACTTACCATCTGCACGACTTCCTACTGGCTGGTCATCAGAAACGCTGGTGGTATGTCACCCAGTGCGATTACAACACCTACTATCATAACGGTAAGCTGTACACCAAGTATACCGATATCTTTGATAAGGAGTGATTCAGATGTATGTTGTCGTCAGCGATTATACCAACGAGAAAGCTGATGTCTACAAGTCGGTAAGTATCGATAAAGCATTCAAATCAAGAGATGATGCGATTGCTTTTGCCGCTGTCAGCTTTCAGTGTTTTCTCAATGGGATGCCTGAAGATGAGGCCGCTCGGTACGAAGATGCAGTGAAAGTTGACACTGAATCCTACGCTGATTTTTGCGGATGCGAGTTGACCCCATATCCTGAGTATGTTATCGGAGCAGCGGTCGACGATGGTGAAGATAATCACATGTACTACATGGTGTTTGAAGTAGAGGAATGACCTGCGCAAGCAGTGGCGGCTCGGAAAGACGAGCATATATGTTTCGGTGCTGGAATCGGCAGACAGGGGAGTCTCAAAAACTTCTGCGCAAGCATGTGGGTTCAAGTCCCATCCGAAACACCACCGGCTCGATCGAGTCGGGAGCTTGTTGGGTGAAACGGTTTGGCAAATCGGAAAGACGGTTGACTGCTGGACAGACAGCTTTGATATGCTACCGTGGTGGAAAGCATACACGTTCGCCTTAAGAGCGAATGCCAGTGATGGATTGCGGGCTCACATCCCGCCGGTAGCACCACCCCGAAAGGGGTAACATAATAACTCTTGTCAATTATTCTCGGCTCGCTCGAAAGGGTGCAATTGGCCTTGTAAGCCGAGTATCTTATGCGATTGTAGCTCAGTTGGTAGAGCAGCAGGCTGAATGCGCGTCGGTGGTTCAAGTCCATCCAATCGCACCAGGGTTCCTGTCTTTTTAGGATGTTATTCAGCAGGGACCTTTTACCTCATTCTTGTTATTCCCGGCTCTTTTGATACGATGCTTCGGTCTATATCGTATCGAAAGCAACAAGGCTTTGTAAGCCGGGTTTCTATGCAACGGTCGTATAACGGTGAATATGCCAGCCTTCCAAGCTGGAGATGTGGGTTCGACTCCCATTCGCTGCTCCATGCCGCAAGGCAAGACAGCTTTGCCCATTAGGTCTCTAACAAAATGGGGAGTTCAGGTGCCACGAAACTGTCGAAGATGATAGTTCACGAACGATAGCGGGGAATACGAAACAGTGGTTAAACAGCAAAATGACCCGGCCTGAACATTTTATATGCCGTAAGAGGTAATGCAATAATCACGATGATTCTTTTACAGCGAATTCTTAGTCATGACAAGGATAGGGTGAAGGATGAATGGTGTGAGCACAGTAGCTGTTCGACTCAGCTTTGCGGCACCAATAGGTACATGGTGGTAAAAGTACGATCAATAAAATAGCCACAACTTCCTTGTTGCGCCCTAATGTTTCGGATATTGTGGTCCGAAATGGAAGTTGTCCTGCCTGGAGAATCGGGAGTGCAGGTGTACCTAATTTATATGCGGCTATGGTGGAATAGGCAGACACGCCAGATTTAGGATCTGGTCTTCGGGTGAGGGTTCAAGTCCCTCTGGCCGCACCATGTTCGAATATCAACACACAAAAAAGGAACGCAAAATGATTTATCTTTATAAAAGTGATTTGACAAGAGCAAAAGAAATGAACCAAAAATGCCGGGAGGCTGGTGTGATTGCTCTGGATTGTGAGGGCAATGATTCCGACATGTATGGATGGCCTGATACTTTTTATCTGTATTTCCCCACAGAGGAATCTATCAAGCTATTCAACGATCTTTCTAATTACCTTCACATTGAGCGGACTGGCTTGTATATTATCCATAACGATAGCGGCGTGTTTTGTATTCCGGTTGATTATTATGCAGCCCAGTTTAAGGCTTTTACGCAAAACAATAATCGAGAAAAAACGAAACAGCTTATGAGGGTTGAGAATTTCAAAGAAGAGGAGGGAACAGCCGTATGAACTCCATTATCAACCCTTGGGTGTTCTACTGGATTGGCATCGTAGATAGTGTCAGAACACTACTAATCGTCATTCTAACCGTGCTTATGATCGGAGGAGCGATTATGTTCATGTGTACTATGAGCGATGCAGACGATCATGGCTTTAAAGACAAAGATGTAGCCGAAGAAGTAAAACTCTGCATCAAGGTTGCAATTGCAACTTTTGTTGTCGCGGTTCTGGTTTGTGTGGTTCCTTCTGAAGATACCTGCTATAAGATGCTCGCCGCCAAGATGTTCACTCAGGACAATATCAACAATGCCACCGAGTATGTCACTGATGTGATTGATTATGCGGTGGATAAGGTCAAAGAGTTGCAGCCGAATACGGAGGAGTAAGATGGAAAAGAAATTTCATCTTGGCGATCATATCATGCTTACTTGTAAAGGAGACCACGGCAACCCGGAATATGGATTACAGGGAATCGTGATTGATTATGATGAGAGCTGGAGCGGATTATATCCAGTTGTTCAGCTTGATGAAGATTCCTATCTTTATAATGGGGATGATAGAGAGGTTGATTGGTTCGAAGAGTCTTGGTGGACTTTAATTGGCCATCCCAACGAATGCGTTTGCGATTCTCTATTGTGAGGTAAAACGATGAAAGACAAAAAGTTCTGTATCGGTGATCGCGTAAGGCTTGAGTCTCCGTGGGGTCCCGGTGATGCCAATGAGGGTGTAGAGGGAATCGTTGTTGGGTATACAGAAGATACCGATTGTCCTCAAGTGCAGATCTGCGATGGGTACACATGGAACAAGCCAGGATTTCGCCTGATCGAGCACCTGCATGATGGTTGGTGGGCACCTGTAGAGTCAACCAGCGAATGCCGCTGCGAGTCTCTGCTTTAATTTTTTCGCCATCCAAACACACTTTACACTGTCAAACGAAAGGAGAAAACGGATGCATATCAAGTATGTGGACGGCCATTATGAAATCGTGTCGGCGGATAATGGCCAGTTCATTCAGTCGGCCGACACATGGGACGAGGCTCTTGACGATATGAAAGAGCTGCTAACAACAACGGTATAACGAGCAAACCGGCTCGTTTACATAACATTTTTTTATTATAAAGGAGATCAATATTATGAAGGCAACTGTTAAGTACAACAACGTTTTCGTCACTTCCGCTTACGACATCGAGACCCTGAAGAAGGTCAAGAAGTTCCGTCCCGAGGCTCTGGTTCTGTACAAGGGCGAGGGCAAGGAGAAGGAGCCTGTCTGCGCTATCGGTGTCAGCGGTTCTGCTTCTGCCAATGAGATGGGCGTGACTTTCGCAAAGAATTCCGTCACCACTCCCAAGGTCGCTACCATGAGCATCGAGCTGCCCAACGGCAAGACCACTGTCGAGGAGATCAACGAGTTCGTTCGTGAGAAGCTGGGTCTGGCCATCGTGAACTGCACCAAGATCGAGGAGCAGATCGCCGAGGCTATGAGCTCTATCGCTGCTGATGAGGCCGCTATGAACGCTGCTATCACCATCGAGAACGACGCTGAGCCCGAGGCCGCCGCTGAGTAAGAGCGCCGCCTGGTAAGAGCGCCACTGTGGTTCCACGCCGGATGTTCCAGCGCAATACGTCCGGCATTCGTTTTAGATGATTCGTCAATCCGACGTTTCTACAATAAATTTTTTCAAATTAAAAAGGAGTACATATTATGCTGAAGATCACTGTGGGTACCAACACCAACCGTAAGACTGTCATGGCTACTGAGGACACTACCCTGCGTCAGTGCCTGGAGGAGAACGATATCAACTACTCTGCTGGTCAGACTTCTCTGGATGGCTGTGTTCTGCAGCCTGGCGACATGGACAAGACCTTTGCCGATATGCACGTTACCGAGAAGGCTTATCTGGTCTGTGTTCAGAAGATGGACAATGCCCGTTAAGGAATTAACGGAGTCTGATCCTGAATCTGTTCGAGCGAATCTCGAATAAAGTCCGAATATAAATCTGTTCTGGTTACAACAGATAAGTAGCATTGCAGCCGCTGGCAGGCCGGTTAAAGTCTGCCTTATATGTGTCCAGTATCTGGGCTTTTTAAATGCAAGATATGAATTTAAGGAGGAAGTAACTATGGCATTCACTGGTTTGCTGACGAAGCTCGGCTCGAACGAATGCAACGAATTTTTCTCTGACATCAAGAGCAGGAACAAATTCGAAACCGAAGATAACACCGTCCTGACCGTTCTCCGGGCAGTGATGAACGAGGAGCGGCTGGCGACCTTTACCGTTGATCCCGAGAACAAGGGTATTATGCAGTCTCTGGTGGTCGAGAACGAGATCCGGCTTCCGGACGATGAGAAGCTGACAGCAGCCTATTACGCTGGTGAGCGTGGTCCGTTCACAAAGATCAAGCTCGGTCTGTATTTCCATTTCATCCCCAACAAGAAAGCAGCCGATTACATCAAGCAGGTGAAAATGTTCGACGAGGACTACAAGAAGGCGGGCTGGGTTCGTCTTGAGGATGTCTCTCTGTATGTCGATCGCAGTGGTGACGCTCTGGTTTATCAGAACGAAACCAAGCAGGCGACCATGGTGTTCGCTCCTTCGCCCAAGAGAATCCAGGTCATGCAGATGATGATGAGCTGTCTGCCTCGTCTGCTTCCGTGGGCATTCAAGGATCACCCGGCAACCAGGGATGAACTCGATCTGCTAAAGATGCTGGCTGAGCAGAAGTATGACAAGTTCAATACGGCAATCGACAAGATCTGTGCAGCTTATGACTTCTACGGCAAGAAAGTCGAAAGCATGCTCAAGGGATTCTGCAGTCAGAACTTCACCCGCTCGATCCACGATCAGGAAGAACGTGTCCGCCGGGCAGAGAACAACGTCAATGATTACATGAGCAGCGCCCGCAATGCCATGAAGCAGGTGGATGAAGAGCAGATGAAGCTTCTGGTGCTCCGGAATCGAGCCTGCAACTCTGGAGACGATGAGAAGGAGCTGGTCGATTTCTTCAAGGCGAACAAATCTCTTATCGCTCTGGATAAGTCCGGCAATCAGCTGTGGGTCGGCGTGAACTGCTATCTGAATGACTACAACGAAGATATCTTTAAGCAGTATGTCGAAAAGCAGGATAAGATGTCCAGCTACATCTACGAGGAGAGCCCGTATGATATGGATCTCACCAAGAAGCTGTTCCTGGCTATCTGGAAAGAGCACCGGTTCAATCTGCGTGTCTACTGCGAGTGGATTGTCTATGATGACTGCCGCGTCGAAGCCGTCAGAAGCACTAACATGAATCACCGAGAAGACCTGATGAAGGATCGTTTCCCTCAGCCGCATATCGACCGGTTTACCTGTTACGGCGGCTATCGCGGTATGCTTCAGGATCTGGCTCTCCGCCGTGATTACATCGGCGTTTTGTCTACTCTGGTGACTTCTTCTTCCTATATCAACTGGACGGATTCTACGGTCGTCGAATGGATGATGGAAAAGCTATTCGGCGATTATAGTAATCGGAAGTGTCTGGAAGATAAGGATGGCAATCTCTACACCATCAAACAGGTGGTTGAGATTCTGGAAAACGAAAGCAGAGAAACGGCATAAGGAGGTTTGAAGTATGCAGCCGGTTAAGATGAATGACGAACTGATCCAAGGGATTTTGCAGGAGTTCTATGCACAGGCTTCTGCGTTGGGTAATCTGCAGGCGGATAAGTTCTCCTTTAACAAGAATTTTTCCAAGCCTGCCAAGGACGCAGTCGAGGTGAATTTCACTCTGGAAGCTTATCACGAGATGTGTGCCCTGATCGATCACTTCAGTACCGAGGTCGCCTGGCACGGTCTGGTGAATCGCATTGATAAGACTCACTTCCAAATCACCAAGATCCTGGTTTATCCGCAGCAGGTCACGGGCGCAACAGTGAATACGGACCAGGAAAAGTATACGACCTGGCTGTATGAGCTGGACGATGAATCCTTTAATACGCTGCGGTTCCAGGGCCACAGTCATGTGAACATGAGCACTTCTCCCAGCGGCGTGGATATGCAGAATCAGTGGGATCTCATTGATACCCTGAGCTCTGAGGACTACTACGTCTTTATGATCTGGAACAAGCGGCGGGAGTATAACGTCCGTGTTGTGGACATGGCGGACAATGTCATCTACAGCGGCGATGATGTCAAGGTGACGATTGGAGAGGCCGATACGAAAGGGTTTCTCGAACAGGCGGAAGCGCTCGTCCAAAAGCCGGTCACAACCACATACAGCGGTTACAACGGCAACTACAATGGCGCAGCTTACTCCGGCAGCTACAGCGCGGGTACAACAGCTTATCAGGGAGGCGCGTTCGTTGGTAACACAAGCACCGCAGCCGCGTCCACGAAAACAAAAGCAGAAACGAAACCGGCAGCCACGACGAACCCGGCGCTGAAAACTGTCACGGGTGGAGCCGCCCCTAAGATCGATTCAGCCAAGAGCAAGGGAAGCGAATCCAATCTGATGAAGTATTATCAGGAGAATCCGAACGACCTGATGAACAATTGGAATTCGAGCTGCTATCCCTACGCTGACGCATTCCAGGACTAAGAAAGGAAACAACAATGGATCTGAGCAAAATCGAAATGGTGTTTGACCCTGCGTCTGTTAAGGGTCGCATTCATATCATCGGCTGTGGTTCGGTCGGCTCTACTGTGGCTGAACTGCTGGCACGATACGGTCTGACCAAGTTCACTCTGTGGGATATGGACTTTGTCGAACCCAAGAATATCGTCAACCAGATGTTCTTCCAGCAGGATATCGCACATCCTAAGGTGGAAGCTGTGGGGAACATTCTGTGCAATGTGAATCCTGATATCAAAGAGGATCTGGTTCTGATGCCAAATGGCTGGCAGGGCGAAACCGTCAAGGGCTATGTGTTCCTGGCCGTGGACAGCATCGAGATCCGCAAGCAGTTCCTGGAAAAGAACAAGTACAATCCTGAGCTGCTCGGTGTGTTCGATATCCGCACTGGCCTGTATGATGCACAGTGCTGGTCGGCCGATTGGAAGGATCGCAAGCAGATCGACAATCTGAAGAACTCCATGAACTTCACTCACGAGGAAGCAAAGGTAAGTACGCCGGTGTCTGCATGTGGCATCGTTCAGGGTGTTGCACCGACCGTTCGTTTCATCTGCTGTCTGGCGGTTACGAACTTTATCAATTTCGTGGGAGGCAACCAGCTGAAGAAGCAGATCGTTGCAACCCCGTTCATTCTGGGTGAAGAGAGCGTCATGGCGTTCTGATAAAATCGTAAATAAATAATCGTGATGAATAGTTGTTTTTATAAACAGCGCACTTAGGCCAAGCCAAGTGTATCGAATTGTTAAGAAGAGAGGGTCCTCCCCCCGAGGCATCGACATTGCAAAACTAAACGCGTGCCACCGGCTGACGGTGCTACCACAGGGTTCGAAACGACCTTTTTGGGTCACCCGAATGCGGTTATATAGCCAATTTCAGCATCCAATCATGATCGGGACCTCCTACAGCATGCAATATAGCCTCAAGAAACCCATTTAGATCACGATGAAATCATAAAGGAGAAACAATGTACATTACATATCTGAATCCTCCTAAGACCAGGCAAATCACTTTTGATGAGATCCTTGCCGGTGTCCAGAATGTAGAAGCACTGCACTATGGCGGCAGCAACACATCTACAATGACCGTGTGTCGCAACGATTTAACCGCCAAACTTCGTGCTATCACCAACGTTCCTGAGATGATCGAGAAGCTGGCGGCCTACAACGTGAAGTATGCGGCGCTTGAATCCAGTGATATCCCGAGTCACTATTCTCACTTTGAGATCCCAAAGAAATCTGGCGGCTGGCGACCCATTGATGCGCCCGATGAAACTCTTTCTGACGCACTGATCGAGCTGCGAGAACTGCTGAAGAGCTTTATGATCGCAGATTATCACACGAATGCTTTCGCATATATTCCCAATCGCAGCTTTATCGATGCAGTCCGCAAGCATCAGGCAGGTCACAATAAAACCGTCGTTGATGAGGCGACCGGCATGAAAAAGGTCGTAAATTATCAGAATCATTGGGCGGTCAAGTTCGACTTCCATGGTTTCTTTCCCAGTACGACACCGGATTTTCTGCTCGGCATGATGAGTGTGATCTATCCATTCGCTCTGATTATGCGGGATGCACGTGGCCGAGATGAACTGGCAAAGGCGGTCAACCTGTGCTTCCTTCGCGACGGCCTGCCGCAGGGAACTCCCATCAGTCCGTGGCTTACCAATGTGATGATGATTCCGTTTGACCACTGTATCACTCGCAAGCTGTGCTATGGCTACAAAGCAAAGGACGGCATCGATCGCGAGTTTACTTTTACACGATATGCAGATGATATTCTCATCAGCTGTTATCATCACTTTGACCCGATGGAAATTCAGCAAATTATCATTGATGCGCTGAACTTCTTCCATGCGCCGTTTACTCTGAACGAAACGAAAACGCATTACGGCAACAGGCACTCCAGCAAGAACTGGTGTCTCGGCTTGATGTGGAATAAGGACAATCAGATCACGGTTGGCTGGCGCAATCTTAAAATGTTCCGTTCGGCTATGACGAATTATATCTATGCAAAGCAGCACGGCAGAACCTGGGAGTTGGAAGATCTGCAAAAGTTCAATGGCAAGCTCAACTATTATCACATGGTCGAGCCTGAGGTGATCGACGAACTGATCCGTCGTTACAATGCAAAGTTCGGCACTGATATTATGGCGATGCTCAAAGAGGATCTTCGTCCCAAAGAGGGCGTTGTTGCATAAAAAATGGAGACATACACAAGGAGTGATGATCTATGATTGAAATTATGTGTCGGGATGGAAAGATTTCGTCAAAAGAACTCGAAAAGGTCGCGGATATGATCTACTATTCCACGGGCATCGAAACAGAGGTGGTCTACGAAGAGGATCGGCGAGCCCTGGTGTTCTGGGGTCCTGAGGATGTCAAAGAGATCGTGGAAAGTTTGAATCTGAAATCGATCAACACAGACGATACCAATTTCTGCGATACCATTGTGGCCGCCGCAGAGCCGCGCATTCACCAGGCAATGTTGGAAGCCGGCAGAGATGTCCTGTTTGATGAAGTCTGTGAAACGGCTGCATCCATGGGCGAACAAATCGAATTCGATGAGCCCGATCAGTAATCAGTAAACAAAAAATCACTTTGCATATCGTTCCAAAAGAGCGAGCATCACGCCCAAGGCGGATGTTAAGAAGAATACCACAGCAATTGGCCGCTGCACTCCGCCATAGGCCCCTGATCGTGCAGCTGGCCTCAGCCAATCCTTGTCAAGAAACACTCGTCCTTCGATCCGGGACGAAAGTCACGCGCCAGGTCGCGTGACAGAAGTCCCTGATCGTGCGTCCTCCCGTTTCCAGAGCATCGGATTTAGAAAGTGATTTTGATAAAAAGAAAATGAGGTAGAAATATGGAATTGATGTATAAGCCAGGCGATAAAGTAATGATTCGCCCGGATCTGAACTGCCGTGAAATTTATTGCATGAGATCAGGTCGCCACAATGGGGACTATACCTACAATGTGGTTGATCAAATGGTAGATCAGGCTGGAAAGGTTTTTACGATTCAGGGTCCTCGCCACGGAGGAGCTGGATATACTCTGGAAGAGTCTGATTATGGCTGGACCGACGAGATGTTTATTTCTATCAATGAGTGTTGCTGTGATAGCATTCTGTGAGGTGAACTATGAAATACAGATACGATGTCGGTGACGCAGTGGTCGTAAAGCGAGATCTCAGAAAGAATTGCAGCTACTTTATGATGTCCGGCCCCAATCCCAAAACATACAACACTGTTGTCGACGAAATGAAAGAGCTCGAAGGCAAGACCGTTCATATCGCAGAACATATTGATGGTCAATACTTCATTGAAGAAGACAATAAATCATATGCCTGGACGGATCAGATGTTCCTGACGCAGGACAAATACAGCGCTGCTTGTGTTTGCGAAAGTTTACTATGATTGGAATGATTTGAAAATGCAGAATCCCTGCCATTATTGTGTGGCTCCCAAGCGTTATCCCGGGTGTCACGATCACTGTCAGGAGCGCCAGCAGTACGTCGAAATCGAGCTGACACAGCAACACCAGTACAAAGAGAAATGCCGCATGATCAACGATTTCAATAACGAGCTATACACTCATAACCTGCGTTATAGAGAAAAACATCAACATAGATATTGATTTACATAGAAAGGATGAAGATCAATGGCAGAACCGGCACGTAAGCGTAAGGATCGTGTGGTTCAGTTTCCACAGCAGCCTGGTTCCGAAGCTCACATCACCATGAGCGAAGCCGAGCTGAAGGAAATGATTTGGGACATCGTGGCTGCCGCTCGCAAGAAAAAGCACAAGACAAAGCCAACCAACAGCCTTTATACAAAGGATGGCCGCATCAAACCTTCGCCTGCTGATCCGATTCGTTCCAAAGAGGATTTCCAGAAACTGGCGAATTATCTCGCTTCCAATGGCGACCCCAAGTTTCGTCTACGCAACAAGGCGATTTTCGTGTTCGGGTGCAGTTTGGGCATTCGTTGTGGCGATCTTCTCAACTTGAAAACGGCAGATGTTTACGAACAGGATGGCAGCGTGAAAGAGCATGTCGAACTGATCGAAGAAAAGACTCGTAAGCGCAATGTGTGCAAGATCCCCAAGATGGCAGCCGATATTTTGGAAGATTATTTCGATGAACAGGATTTCGAGATCAGTCAATCTGATTATCTGTTCCGCAGTCGCAAGGGTGGCCCTCTGACAGTGCGCGGATTCTATCGGATCTTGAAAGAAGCAGGGAAGGCGTGTGAGTTGGATATCGATCTGTCCACTCATACCATGCGCAAAACCTATGCAATGGCTGCACTTCAGACAGCGAAAAAGGCTGGTACATCTGGGCAAACGATCGAGATGCTTCAAGAAAAGTTTAAGCATAGCAGCCAGCGTGTCACGATGCATTATGTCAAGGCCGACCAGGATAAGATGGACGAAATGTCTGATCGTGTGTCGGACTGGTTTGATGATGGAGGAACAGAATGACTGATTACATGTATCACCCTGGCGACAGAGTCCGCGTTCGGCTTGATCTCTCGGAAGATGAAGATTATAAAATGCTGTCTGGCGAAAACAAAGGCCAACGTTGGATGATTTTTGACTGGATGAAAAAATACGCAGGACAAGAGATCGTCATTGAAAAGATCAGATCAGATTCTGGTGTTTACAAAGCACAAGGAATCGATGGCTGCATCTGGTCTGATGAGATGTTTGAGCCGCTTGTCGTGGACGAGTGCGTTTGCGATTCACTGCTGTAATGGAATGGAGGAAGTAGAGCGATGTCAAGATATTATCAGTACAAAAACGGGGAGGAAGTGGTTGTTCGACCTGATCTGGAGCGCGGTGTTCAGTATTATATGCGTTCTGGTTACCGAGCAAATGACGTCAGTGCCACCCTTACTTATTCTCAGGCGCAGCGTCTTGGCACTGTGGTTCATATTGCCGGCAAGCGCAATGGCCGCTATTACATCGACGAAGATTATGGGTGCGATCGGTGGACGGACGAGATGTTTGCAGCGCCCAACGAATGTATCTGCACGCCGCTGCTGTGAGGTGAATCATGGAAGGGAAATACCTGTATGAAATTGGTGACCTCGTAAAAGTTCGCGACGATATTAATCGAAACATGCAGTATCGTATGCGTTCCGGTCCCAAAGCTGGATGCGAACCCGGGACTGTATATCATATCGAAAAATATAAGGGGTCAGTCCACAAAATCATTTCTTATGAGCATGGTTATTACAAAATCGATAATGACCCTGATCATCTGTACTGGTCTGATGAAATGTTTGAGCCGATGTCGGTAAACGAATGCATTTGTGACTCTTTGTTGTGAGGT